CCTTCCCCTCCCCTCTCCCCCGGAAGGGGTCTAGGGCCCCATCGATACCCCCGCCTAGCCCCCTCTACCCGGCGCTAACCGCGCTTTGTAAATTCCGAAAAAGGGGCTTGCGGCGTGATACAAGGGGTGTATAGTGGGGGCATGCCAAACACAAACAAGGCCATCGTCCAGGCCGCTCTCAAGGCCGCCGGCCTAACCCGCAACCCCATCCGCGCCACGGTCCAGGTCCAGGACGCGGGCCAGTTCGACGTCCTGGCGATCAACTACCGCGACCATGGGCAGCGGATCGCGGACGCGATGCGGGCGGAGTTCGGCGATGCCGCCGTCTCCTGGCCCGGCCACAATCTTTACGCGGTGATCGTCACCCTGAGGGCCGGGTGAACGCCATGTACGAGTCCGCCCCCGGCACCGCCCTAGTCGCCACGCACTGCTGCGCATGCGGCCGCCCCCTCCTTGACGCCGAGAGCGTCACCGCCGGGATCGGCCCAACCTGTCGCGGCTACCTGAATGCGACGCCGCGTGCCCTGACCCCCGATCAGCGCGAGCGCGCGAACGCGCTCGTCCACCAGTTGGCCGTCGAGACCGATCGCGCCGCGATGGACGCCGGGATCGTCGAGCTGGCGCTGATGGGCTGCACGACCTTGGCCGCCAAGGTCGCCGAGAATCTTGGCCGCGGCGCGCGGGTGAAGATCTCCACGGTGAGCATGACGAGGATCGCGGTCGAGAGCCCCTACAACGAGCGCGCGGTCTCGGCGATGCGCGAAATCCCTGGGCGGCGCTGGACGGGCGGGCGCAACGAGTTTCCGGTCGAGCAGCTGCCCGCGGTGGTCCGCGCGATCCGCGACTGCTACGGTCCCTGCTCGATGGTCGTGATCGACGTCGAGCATGCCGGGGAAAAAATCCAAGGCGGGCAGCTCGCGTCTGTCCTCGCCGACGCGCTGGCGGCCGCTTCGGCCCCGGCTCCCGAGGCGCCCGCCACCGCCGACCTCCCCGCGGTGCCGGCCACGCCCGCGAAACTCGGCAACGGCGACTGGGGTGTGCGCACGACGGTCGCGGTCGAGCCCGGGACGGTGGTGCAGATCACGACCCGCGCCGGCAAGACCTGGCGTGCGCAGGTCGCCCGCGTCGAGCGCACCGACTGCGCGACCTACTGGCTCGCGCGCACGGCCCCCGAGGGCACGCTGCCCCCGCCCGCGCCTAAGCAGGATCGGGCCGAGCCCGCCGCCCCCGCCGCCCCCGACCTGCCCGCCGCCCCTGACCTGCCCGCCGCCGCCCGCGCCCGCGCTGAGGCCGGCGGGGCGTTCCCCTACCAGGCCGACGGCGCCGCCTGGCTCGCGGGGCGCGGGCGCGCCCTGCTCGGGGACGACATGGGCTTGGGCAAGACCGCGCAGGTCCTGTGGGCCCTGCCCGAGCAGGCCCGCGCGGTCGTGGTCTGCCCCGCGAGCCTGAAGCGCAACTGGGCCGACGAGGTCCGGCGCTGGCGCCCCGACCTGACGCCGGTGGTGGTCGATGCCCTGCGCGCGCCCGCGGAGGGCGAGGTCGTAATCACGAACTACGAACGGTTGCCGGCCTGGGCCGCGATGCCCAAAGGGCAATACACGCTGACCGCCCCCGAGGCCGCCGCGTTCGCGGGTGCGATCCTCATCGCCGACGAGGCGCATCGCGCCAAGAACTACCGCGCGGCGCGGAGCAAGCGTCTGACGGGGCTCGCTTCGGTCGCGGGTCGCACCTGGCTCCTGACGGGCACGCCGCTGCTCGGCAAGCCTCTGGACCTACACGGGGTGCTGTGCGCGGGCGGCCTGTCCCGCGATTGCTGGACCTGGCGCGAGTTCCTGCGCCTGTTCCGCGGCGAGCAGAATCGGTGGGGCGGGTGGGACTTCGGGACGCCCGACCCCGAGGCTGCGCGCCGCCTGGCCCGCGTCATGCTGCGCCGCCGCAAGGCCGACGTCCTTCCGCAGCTCCCGGCCAAGAGGCGCCGTGACGTGGTGGTCAACGGGATTCCCGCCGCGCTCCGCCGCGAGTTGGACGCCGCTTGGCAGGCGTGGGAGAAAGCGGGGGACCCCAACAAGCTCCCGGCTTTCGAGCGCATGGCGGCGATCCGCGCCAGCCTGGCGGCCAGCCGGATTCCGGCCGCGATCGAGGTCGTCGAGGACCACGAGGACGCGGGCGCGCCGTTGCTGGTGTTCAGCGCGCACCGCGAGCCGGTCGACGTGATCGGGGCCCGCGAGGGTTGGGCGACGATCACGGGGTCGACGCCTGCTGAGGAGCGTGCCGAGACGGTGCGGCGGTTCCAGGCTGGTGAGTTGCGCGGGGTCGCGCTGACGATCCAGGCCGGCGGGGTGGGCCTGACGCTTACGCGCGCCGCTTCGGTCCTGTTCGTTGATCAGAGCTGGACGCCTGCCGACAACGCGCAGGCGGAGGACCGGGTTTGCCGGATCGGGCAGGACGCGGACAGCGTGGTGGTGACGCGGCTGGTCAGCGACCACGCGCTCGACCGCCGCGTGCTGGACATCTTGAGCGCGAAGCAAGACTTGATTGAAAGAGTTGTGGAGCACGCCGCGTTGGCCTAGGGTTTACGTTCGGTGTTGGCATGCCCCGCCCCGGAATGGTCCGGGGCGGGGTTTTTTACGCGGGGCTAGGGGGCTAGGCGGGGGAAGAAAGAGGGCGAGGGATACAAGTTCGGCGATCGTTTGCCGGATTACAGGCTGGATCCTCCTGACCTCGATGACGACCACGAATGTTCGGAGTGCGGCGGTGTCGCGGACGCAGACGAGATGCCATGCCGGAGGACCCGCGGATCGAGGCGTATGCGGATCGTGATGCCGAGTTTCATTGGTGAGCGTGTCTGGCAAACCCCACCCCGGACCATTCCGGGGTGGGGTTTTTTCTGGTAGGTTGACGGCCATGCGCAGGTTCTACCTCGACAGAACGGTCGACGAGACGGGCGTGTCGGGCACGGGGATCGTCGCCGAGGGCGTCGTGTTCCGCGACGGGACGGTGGCGCTACGCTGGCGGACGGCCACGTCGTCGACGACGATCTTCGGTTCGCTTCTAGACGTCGAGCGAGTTCATGGCCACGCGGGCAAGACCAAGATCGTTTTCATCGACACGATGGTGGCTCAGGATTTTTGATGACACGCCGCTGACAGCTGCCATCCTGCGAGACCGATTCGATCGACTCAGGGTTCATCTTCCGCGCCCGCCCATGGCGGCGGCGAAGCCAGCGAACGCGTCGACGTCCTCGTCGTCGTGCGCGTAGAGTCCGCGCAGGTGGTTGCGCGCGAAGAAGATCGTCATCAGGCGGTCGCCCGCGTGCCGGTCGGGCTGGAACGTGATCGCTTCCTCCACTAGTGCGTCGATTTCAGGATCTCGCTCAGCGGGGAAGATCCACTTGTTATTGTGTAGCTCCGTTGCCCATCCGTCGACGCCGTGCACTGGATGGAACTTCACATCGTCACGTGTGTCGAAAGTTTCAACGGGCATATCAGAGTATGTCTTGAGGAGTTGAGCGAACAGGTCTTGCGTGCCTACGTTCTCGACGACGATCGTGCACTTGAACGCGGCGTGGACCTCCGCGATGTGCTTACCGATCTCGTCCGCCTTCCAGTCGCCGGCGCGGAGGTGGATCAACGCGCGGTCACCGTTGCTGCGTCCGAGAACGACGCTGATCGCAGAGACGTCGCGGCCCTTGCCGGTGGCCAGGTCGACGTAGGCTCCTATGCGAGCGTCAGGCGGCACGACGCCGTTCGCGAAAAGGTCTCGCAGGCTGGACGCTTGGCGCAGGAACCCGATGGACTCTCCCCTCGTTCGCGCACGGTCGAACCATTCCGGGCGGAATCTCGACGTGGCCGCGTCAGCCGCGACGCAGAGACGGATCCTGGCGAACTCTGCCGGAGGCGTCTGCGCCCTCACGTCGGCGATCCGGTGCATCGGCCATCTCGTCGGCCAGACGCTTTCGCCCTCGACGAACATGGGTGCGTATGCGGCACACCGGGCGTCGATGATCAACGGGAAGCGATAGTGGGGCCATCGCTGCTTCATCAATCTGTGAATCAAATCGTCTGGGTGCCAGGTGTTGCCGATCAGGTAGATTCTGCCCTCCTCCGTGAGGCGGTTATAGATGGTTTCCCAGAACCAACCCTCGATGTCGTCGCGTTGAGTTTTCGTTCGCGTGTTCTTGCGAACGAGGATGTCATCAAGTATCGCTAGGTCGATGCGGGCGCCTTGGATCGCTCCCGACCCTATGCCGAACGCCTGCACAGACGGTTCTTTGATCTCCGGCGGGCGTCGAATCTCTAAGGTCGTTTCTGTCCATTTTGCGCCGGGGCGAAGATACGGGAACACCTGGCGCACGCGTTCATTGAACTGAATCGCGTTTCCGATGATTCGGACGTTCTTGCGCGCGTTGCTCTGCGTGTCGGAGATGATCGCTACGCGCAAACGTGGATCTCGCCCAAGCTCGTGCAACACGAAAGCCTGCGAGAGTTGGAGAGTTTTCCCGAGTTCGGGAGCCGATTCGATCACTGCGCGTCGGTGACGTTGTCGGATCGTCGTCCAGAACTCGTGGAGCGGTGCCTGCGAGATGGGGCGGCCGGTCTCCTCATCGCGCATGGCGAACCGCACGAACTCGTCGAAGTCGCGGCGCGCGACGTCGGCCCGAGCTGCGCGAGCTTGCGCGACCTGGGTACGCAAACTCACTCTTGCGTGCCCGTGTCGTTGCGCGCGATCTGGTTGCCCAGCTCAGCTAGGATCGTCAGGGCGTCGATGGTGTGCTGTGACAGCCCGGCGGTTCTTACGGTGACCACCGCGTTGTCTTCGATGTCTCTTGGCGGGATCGCGAACTGCTCCACGTCGGTATGGAGCCATCGACAGGCGGCGACGAGGTGGCGCGCTTCGAGCCGCTTGCCGGCACCCGTGCGGATCAGCGAACCCGTCGGGATACCGGTATCGCGGGAGATCGCTCGCCAGGAGACGCCGCGTTGACGCCGTGCGCTGTCTAGAGCGGCGTGGAGTGATCGCGTATCGATCGTTAGGCTTTTCGACACGTGTCGACGGTATCACAATGCGCCATGCACGGTACACCCCTTTACACGGCCGCGGTGTCCAGGCCATATTAGGGGCGTGCCCTGGACGATCGACGACCCGCCGGCCGTAGCCAAGAACAAGTCTCGGCGGGAGCGGCGTGCTTGCGTGGCCGCCGCGAACGCGGCGATCGACCGGGGAGAGGGTGACGAGGCGGCGATTCATGCGTGCCTCGGCGCCATGCAGGCTCTTTCAGATGCGGCCGGCCGGCCGCGCGTCGATCGTGGAAACAACGTGGGAGAGAAGCGTGCCCGGTTCGGTTGAGGTTATGTCATGAGCTGGCGCGTCGGGCTCGACGGCGATTTGCCGATCGCGGCGGCCGATCATGCATGGTCGCGGTGGAACGCGTTCGATCGTGTCTTCGAGTTGACGCGGCTGGATGACGATAGTTCTGATGTCGATGCGAACGTGGCGAGCAAAGCGTTTGTTTTTTACGACACGGATCTGGCCGCGCGGCTATGGACGTATCAGTTGCAAGTGGCGGACGTGATCGACGGTGTGTTGACGATCGTGCCGCGCGCGGTGCAGAGTGCGTACAAACAGTTGGCAAATGTCGCGATCGATTGGGCAACCGGCGAGCGTGACATCGACGCGGAGACGTTTCGAGAAGGCCGCGAGGCGCTCGACCGGTTGATGGCACGCATGCACTCGCGTGAGGAAACTCAAGAGCAAGTTACGGGACACGACATGTTGGCGTCACGGCGCGCGCTCGGGATCGGCGACGTCGCAGCAAATGGAAGCGTCGTGCGCGTGCGCGTGGACAGAACAACGATTCGTTTTAGCCTCGCCCCGCGGAGCGATTCTCTGCAAGCGGAGATCACGTCTCAGGGATTCTTGCGAGTACCCCCGAGCAGGCTCGCGCGCGACGGCACCCTAATCTATTCGGACGGCACGAAGGAATGGAACGAGTATCGATCGGCAGACGAGCTAGGTAAAGCGGCGGCCACGTTTTCGCTCGCGCCGCTGACCTGGGACCACCCGCCGGAGATGGTCACGGCGGACAACGTCAAGGCGTATCAGGTCGGACACATTGGTGATGTCCTGATACAGACCGATGATGATGGGGTCACTTACATCGTTGCGCCGGTCGTGATCACCGATGCGGGCTTGATTCGCGCGGTGATGGCCGGAGAATGCTGCGAGCTGTCGATCGGGTTCATCGCGCGTGTATGGGATTCCCCGGGGGTGACCCCTGCCGGGGTGCCCTATCAGTTCGTTCAGACCGATCTAGAGGGTAATCACGTGGCGGTCGTCGAGGAAGGACGCGCCGGGCCGATTTGTCGGCTTGCGCTCGTCGGCGATGCGTGGGAGGCTCGCCCCGAACCCGCCATGACGATCTCGACCACTCCCAAGAAGGACCAGGACCCGATGCCCCCCGCGCCCGTTGCCTCCGCACCGGCGTCCGCTCCGGCTGCCGCGCCGGCGCCTGCTCCGGCCGGCGCGCCGGCCACCGCGCCGGAACTTGAAACCGTCGAGATCCCCGGTGTCGGTCCGGTGCCGATGTCGCCGATGTTGGCGACGGTCGTGCGAGCGCTGCTCGCTCAGATCCAGATGATGGCGCCCGCGTCCACGACTCCGGCCGGCGAGATCGGAGAAGAGAGCGCCGCCGAGAAGAATGAAGACGCGAACGAAGACGCGAAAGGTAAGGACATGGATTCGGCCAAGATTCAACAACTGCAAGGAGTCGTCGATGGGTTGACGGCTCAGCTCAAGGCCAACCAGGATGGCGAGAGCGAACGGATCGGCGCGCTGCTCAAACTCGTTCGCGACGCGGAGCGTGTGCTCGGAGATGCCGCAGGCGACGATCTCTACAAGCTCAAGCCCGTGCAGATCATGTCGAAGGTCATCGTGGCCGTCGACGGTCAGGATGCGATCGCCCAACTGCAAGGGGCGTCTCCTGATTACGTCGCGGGACGTTTCCACGCTGCGATGAGAGCGTTCGAGAAGCGGCAGGTTGCCGACGCGACCACCGATCCGTTCGACGCGTACGATCGCAAGGAGGACGGCGACGCGGCGCCGACGAACCTCGCGGATGTGTACGCGGCGTCTACCCAACGTATGAACGAACGCCGTCAGCGTCGCAGCGCGTCGTAACGACGTTCACACCCCACCGAGAACTTTGACGAACAAGCGAGGAAACGAGGATCGTCATGCCGCAACTCAACTACGTTCCCAATAACGGTACCCTCGGCGCCGCCGCCTATGCGGAGGATGACCTGGTCGTTTCGCGTGTGTACCCGGATGCCCAGGAATCTCGAACCGTCACCGTCGGCGGTACCGCGACCGATGGCGTGTACGCGTTCACGTTGACGGGATTGCCATATGGGATCCCGGACATCGTGGCATCGTTCACCCGGGCCGCCGCGGAAACGAATGCCGCGATCGCCACGGCGCTCGCCGCCGTGTTGGCCGCGAACGATGATTTTCGATCGTTGTTCACGTTGTCGAACAACGGGGCCGGCGTCCTGACGATCACGATGCGGCATTTCGGATTGAACTTCGTGGTCGGATCGCTGACCGTGACGTCGCCGGGCACCCTCGTGACCGCGTTGGTCACGAGCGGCACGGTCGCGGATCTTCCGCTCGGGGTCGCAGTGGTGCGGACGGGGACAGGCCGCAACATCCGACTGCCAGTTTCCAGCGATCCCGCAAAGGACATCGACGGCATCACGGTCCTCGGCAGCACGGGGATCAAGCCGCTCCCCGCGGATGGTTCCGGCGCGAGCGGCACCGACGGGTTTGCGGCGGCATCGATGGTGTCCGTATGCAAGCGCGGCGCTCGGTGGGTGCGTCCCGAGACTGCCGTTGCCGTGGGGGACGACGTGTACGTGCGCACGAACGCGACAGGCACCGAGCAGTTCGGGGCCCTGCGGAACAGCCATGATGGAGTGGCCCAGGTCCTTGACGTGGAGGCGACGGAGGTCAACTCGACCCGTTACGAGCTGGCCATCTCGGTCCGGCATCGCGACACCGGGGAGCTGCTCGCATCGATGAACGCGGTTTTCCTGTCCGACGGTAGCGCGACGGAAACCGAGATCTCGACTGCCCTGCAAGCGGACATCGACCTGAACAGCGACATCGGCAACTACCTCACAACGTCGCTTTCCGGCAGCGGCGACGATCAATCGTTGATCCTGACGGCCGATTCGGCGGCCTATGAAATCATCGCCGATTCGATCGAAGCGGGCACGATTACGATCACCCAAACGGTCGCTGGCGTGCTCGACACGAAGCGCATGATCGGGTGGGAATGGGACTCCGCCGCCGCCGCGAACAACCTGGCCATCGTGCGGATCAAGTAGTGTCGCGAGATCTGAAGCCGAACATCATTTCAGGAACAGACGGGACCACGACAAATGTTTAGCAACAACCGTTCACAGGACGCCTACCTTCGCGGCTACAACGACATGGCCAAGGCGGAGATCGCCCGCATGTCACTGTTCCGCGCGGATGCCCAGACCGGCGTTTTCGCACAGCACCTCGTGATGACGACTCTCGCGGAGGTGTTCCGTCATGAGAACGAGAAACTCAAGTTCGTCAACGACGGCTTGATCTCGTGGGACACGAGCGTGCCCGCCGGCGCGCTCCAAGTGGGGTGGCAGGAGTTGTTGCATACGGACGGGCCTGATGACGGGATCGTGGCTGATGATGCCGAGGACATCGGCGCGATCGAACTTCAGGGGGAGTTCCACGTCAATCGCGCGGTGACGCTCGCCAAATCGTTCAAGTACAGCGTCCAAGACGTCGAGACTGCGCAGGTACAGGGATCGTGGTCGATGGTCGCGGAGAAGTCCGAGGCGTGTCGCGACGGTCACGATCGCGACGTCAACAACCTCGTGAGAAACGGTAGCGCCGACGGGAGCATCCCCGGGCTGTATCGTTACCCCGGCATCCTCGTGGAACCTGCGATCACCGGTAACTGGGCCGCCGCGACCGCGGCCCAGATCGAAGCGGATTTCAACGCGGCCGTCACCGGGCAGCGTTTGGCAACGGCAGGAGTCGAAGAGGCCGATACCGCGCTGTTCCCGATCGTCGCTTGGCAGCGGATCAAGACTCTGCGCAGTTCGACGGCGACGGATATCACCGTGTTGGAGTTCTTGAAGCGGAACAACCCAGAGATCACACGGTGGGAGTTCGAAAACGGGCTCGTCGGCAAGGCGGACACGGGGTCCGTGACGGGTGACTCTTGCTTGATCTACCGCAATTCGCCGAGCGTCGTGCGAGGCGTCATGCCCCTCCGGCTCGTGCCGATGCCGCCCCAGGAGCGAGGCCTTGTCGTGAAGGTGATCATGCGCTCGCGTTATGCGGGCTTGATCGTGCCGAAGCCGCGCGCGATCGTCCGCCTCGACGGCATCTAGTTTCCCCAGCCGTTTATCCCCGCGCGTCCACGCCCCCGGCTGGTGCAACCTAGGTGGCGCGCCAGATCGGAGCAGGACAGATGTCAGAAACAGCGATGGTTGAGGTACAGAACAACACGCGATACGCGGTGGTGATCGGTGACGGACTTTCCGTGCCCTGCATCGCAGGTCGTAAGGGCGGACGCGTGCAGGTCCCCGCGAAAGTGTGGGAGTCGTTCTCCGCGCGCCCGCACGTAAAGGGTATGCTCGCCGCACGCACCCTAGTCGTGGTCGACGCTGCCGTGGACGCAGCGCATCGAGCACCGTTCGATCTGGTCACTGAGGAGGATTAGGGCGGTGTCCGCCTCGGACATCGCGACGCGCGAGGAGCTTCTGGTCATCGTGCCGGCCGGTTCCGTGGGTCCTCGCGCGACGGCGACGATTTCCGTGGCGACGTATCCTGTGCCCGCGGGCACGACGGTGACCGCAGGTTCGCTCGTGCTCACCGCGGCCAACGTCGCGCGCACGAGCGGCGCCAACAACTTCCGAGGTAACGCGGGGTCGGCCGCGGCCGTTGCTGCCGACATCGCGGCTGCGATCAATGATACCGCGAATACCTTTGCGGCCGCGTCGTGGTCCGCATCCGTCGATGGGTCGGGTTCCGTGGTCGACGTCGTGGGCGCGACAGGACCGGACGGCGACGTCACGCTGGTTTCGTCGCACGCGTCGATCGTCGTGGCGGGTTTCAGCGGGGGCGCGGCCTGGGTAGATCACGCGCTGGGGTTCGCCGAGATGTTCTTGGACGCGTCATGTTGGGGGAACTGGCTTAATACGGGGTCGATCTACCTCGCGGGGCACGTGCTGACCCAAATCCCGGGCGGGCTTGCGGCCGGCCTTGGCGGCAACACGACTAGCGTTAGCATCGGCGCGATCTCCAAATCGTTTTCCGTCGCCGCTCCAACGGATCCTCAGTTCGGGTTGTCTTCGTGGGGTAAGCTCTATCTCACGCTTGCGGAGTCCGTGTATTGCGCCCCGGGAGGAGTGGCTGGCGCGGGCGGCATCCCGCTCGGCATCGCGGGAGGTTGCTGATGGCGCTACAGGGCACGGGCGTTCGCATTACGCTCAACGACAAGTTGCTGCGCAGGATCGCCGCGAACATCGAACGTTACGAACGGTTGGAGGCCCAAGCGGGGTATTACACCGGCGCGACGTATGGTGACGGCACGCCGGTGTCCGCGGTAGCGGCGTTTCATGAGTTCGGCACCGTGAACATGCCGCAACGGTCGTTCATGCGTAGTGCGTTGCAAGAGCGCCGACCTCAACTTGCCAAGATCACCGCGGACGCGACCGGTAACGTCATGCGGGGGGGTGACCCCGTCAAAGAGTTTTCGCGCGTGGCAAAGGCGATCGCGTGGGCGATGTACGATAAGTTGCGCACCGCAACCGATTGGGCAGAGCCGCTCGCGCCGCGAACGATCGCGCGTAAGGGGCATGCGATCGTATTGTTCGAGGTTGGTAAGCTGCGGGACGAGCTGATCTGGCGTGTGCGGGATCGCGGGAGAATCGTGGCCCAGGGTCATGCGAAGAACGTAGGGGGAATCGCCTGATGGCCAACGGGTCGAACGCCTTCGATTTCTCGATCACGCTGGCCGACTTCTTGGCGACCGTCGTCGGCGATGGCACGAACGCGAGCATCGTCCAGGCGCTCAAAACCGACAAGGCTGGATTCGCGGTGCCGGCTTCTGGGATCAGTGTCGCGAGCGGCCAGTTGTGGAGCAATCGCGTCGATGATTTCATCCTTAAAATCTATGAACTGAACCCGGGGCGCAAGGATCATGCGCTGACGACCGTGGGCGCGCTCACAGCCTCTGTTGTGCTAGCGACCCTCACCACGAACGGCGATGTTTGGAGGATCGGAGGCGTCGCCACGGGCCGGACTGCGACGGCCGGAGAGGTCGCTAGCGCGCGGTTCGAGGGTCACTTTTATCGCGCGGCAGGGGTCGTGTCATTGCTCGATCCAGTTCATACGGTCGTGACCACCGCGCCGTTGGCCGGCGTCGATATCGATCTGGACATATCCGGCAATGATGTTCGCATCCTCGCGACCGGGATTGGCGGCAAGACGGTCACTTGGACCATTCGCGTTGACGAGGCGGTCGAGATCTCGTGATATGATGGAGCGACGAGCATGAGCACTCGTAACGACAAAACTCTTACAGTGGTCGCGACGGCCGTGTTTCAGGTCGACGTGTCTGGGCCGACGTTCGTCGACGAAACCACGGATGCTACCGACGCTGGCAGCGCAGATTGGACCGTGTTCCCGGCGACCGAGGCGGTGGGAGATTACGTAGCCTTCTGCTCGCAAGAGAAGTTTACGCGAATCGTGCTCGACAGCGCGGGCGGAACGGCGGGCGTAGGAGGCCTGGTCGAATGGCGGTACCTCGCCCCGGATGGAAGCTGGCAATTGCTGCCGAACGTCGTCGATGGGTCCGCCGGGTTCACGGTTGCGATCGCGGATGGGCAGAATGTCGCGTGGGAGGAGCCCGAGCAGTGGACCGCGCGGACGCTCAATAGCGTCACGGGTTATTGGGTGGCCGCGTTCATCACGCAAGTGTTCAGCACAAACCCGGTCTACGATCAATGCTTCGTCGGCGGTTTCGACGGCAAGGGCGATCGCGGTAGGGTCGCGCCGACATCTGGGGAAGTCGACGGCACGGCGGGAACAAACGCGTCCGAACGTTACGTGCTGACGCATGCGAGCTTGCGCGTGCTGTCCGGCGCGATCACGTCGTGGCGGTTGATCAAGTGGGACCCGGTGGCCGACCAGGAGGTCAGCGAGATCGACAACGGCGGCGCTGACACTAACGTCGACCTCAGCGGTGGGATAACGATTCCCCTTGATCAAGCCGGTGTCGGTTCGTGCGAGGTCCGGTTCGTGATCGTCGGCCAAACCGGCAGCGTAAGGTGCGTGCTGGACGGGGTGGTGTCGGCATGACATCGTTGGCCCAGCAAACCCGCGGACTTCGGCGGAATCCCCCGAAATCCCTCGATTACGTCGACGTCGGTTCTGGACGTTTCGTCGGACACCGAACTTTGGCGGAGCTTCACGCGCTCGGTACCGCGACGAATCCGGCGGTAGCCGTCGGGTCGGTTGCCTGGGACACCGCGGGCCAAGGATACGCTCGGTGTTTCTGGGCGGCGGCCAACGAATCCGTTTGGCTGCATACAAGTATGCTCAACGGAGTGGTCTCCCGCAATGATTGGTACGCGTGGGACGAGACGGACTCGGATGGTTATATCATCATAGCAGCGGATGGCGGCGCCGCGGTCACGACGACCGGCACGCTTCAATCCGCGACGCGTCGCGGGATCTTGACGCTATCGATCACGTCGACACTCAACTCACGCGCGGGGGTACGCCAAGCCGCGGGGACCGGGGTGCGTGGCGCGCTGATCCCGGGCGCTCAGGAGATATACTCGCGCACGATCGCCCGTCACGACACGTTGCCGACCGCCGGCACCGATAGATTTCAGATCTATATCGGGTGCACGGGCGACGTCGGTACCACCGTTGAACCAGTCAGCGGCGCGTATTTCGTCGTTGACGATTCGTCTGGGAACTTCGTCTATCGCACGCGCGAGGCGAGCACGTCTACAAGCTCGGGTGGAGGTGACGTCGCGGTCGCCGCGAGCGTGAACACGTGGCGGGAGTTCGTGGTCGGGTTGTCGAACACGCGCGCACGATTTTGGATCGACGGCGTGCTCGTGGCGACCCGCACGACAAACATTCCGACACAAGTCTATGGCAACGCCCCTTGGTTGCTCCGCACGAACGCGGAAGGTGGCAACGTCGTGCTCAGCGTCGATAAAACGGAATGGGAGTCCTCGACGGCTTGACTGCACGCGGACGTCGACTCTGAATGGATGGAGAACGCCTGGGAGAGCTGATCGAATGTCGTTGCGCACGTGGATCTCCGACAACATGGGCTTGAATCATTCAAGCTCGTGGACGAAGAAAAGTTCATGGTCGGCCGATCCGGCTACGATCGGGCAACGGTTCTACGATGCGAGCTTGATGCTGTATCCCGCGACCTGCTACGCGTGCGAACGTGGTGGCGTTGCCTGGGTCGACGAACTCTGCGAGATTTGGGTCGAGGCTGAAGGTTGGCTCTACACGATCGGCGAGATCAAAACGCTGGGCCCGCACGACCTTGACGACGCGGGGCCGGACACCGCGAGGATCTTGCCCGCCGTCGTCGACGGTGTTCATGTCGACAACGTTTTGTTCAACTCGCAAGGGCTGTTGCCGGCGTGTCGTTTGTTGCGCCACGTCGCGGGGATCCCCGCAAGTCAACGCACATCTGCCATGACGGCGTTCGTAGCCGCGTGGGCCGAACCGTTGATCCGGGACCACGCGCACCGCAAGAGCGTCGTTGCCCATACGATCACGTGGGGCGGCGAGCCATGGAACCCGATCCGGTTGACGCGCTGGCAGCAGTTGGTGCCGAAGCCTTCTCCTCCCAGCACGCCGAACTACTTTGACGCGATGGTAGACTCGGATTGGATGCTCTTGCAGAACATCGTGGAGGTGCGACATGCGTTGGCGGTCGACCCGACGATATACAGCGCAACCTCGCAGCAGCTCGCAGATCTTGACGAAGGTGTCGACGCGGGCATCGCCCTCGTGGTCGATCGAATCGTGCATACCGCATACGGGGATCTATATTTCGGTAACGAGATGGCCACCCATCCCGATTGGGCATACTCCGGTGTCGGCGGGCACGTAAACCCGTTCGGGTCGCCCGCGGCCGAGTCTTCATGTGGGTGGGACACGAGCCATTACCATCGGATCCCTCAGATGCTTCGCGCGATCTACGATGCGCGAATCGTCCTCGGATTGGATTGGCCGACGGACCTCGATCTGAAAGCCGCCGCGGATTATTACGCGACGGTGCCATTCAATGGGAACTATGAATGGCCGCAGTTCGCGAACTATGCGAACGGGATCGACGGGTGGTATCGAGTCGACGCCACGTCGGGGTATCCCCCGAGCGGATACCAAAACGCTAACGGTAACGATAACACGCGTTCATTGTTCGTCGGATCCGTATGGGGATGGGGCAGGCTCGCGCCGTTCAGCTCGAAGCTCGCGGCCGTGCTGGAAGCGTTCATGGACCTCGCCAACGCCACGTGGGAAGGCCATGCATCTCGTGTCGCGTATTACAATGCTCAGCCGTTTCGCGCGCACGTTTACCCCGTCGCGTTGTTCGCGCTAGCAGCCGCCTGGCCGGAGCGAGCGTCGGCATGACCCGAGGAATGAGGGTACGCAAATGGCTCAAGTAGCGTCTAGGATCTGGGAGTTCGCCGATGCGGCGGATCGCAACGCGACCGGGTCGGATCATGGGTTGCGGACCGGGCAGCTCGGTTACATCCGAGGGGAATCCCTATCCTTCGCGTCGGGGGTGAGCCCGACCAGCTCTACGTGGGTAGCCGCGGTCGCTAGCACGCTGGATTGGAAATCTAGCGTGCGCGTGGCGACGACGACGACCCTGCCCGCGAATACGCGCACGGGGAACGTTTTGACGGCTGACGCTAACGGGGCGTTGCCGGCGATCGATGGGGTGTCGCTATCCGTTGGTAATAGCTTGCTCGTAAAGGACGAGGCTGTAGGGGCGAATCGAGGGATTTATGAGGTCACGAATCTAGGTAGCGGAGGTTCGCAGTTCGTATTGACGCGCCGCAGCGACGCCGATTCGAGCGACGAGGTCACGAACGGATTGAGCGGCATGATCTCCGAGGGGACGCTGAACGGAGGCAAACGTTACCTGTTGGTGACGGCCGATCCGATCACGTTGAACACAACGTCGTTGACGTTCGATGTTTTCCCGGGAAGTACCCCTCCCCTCGCTGATGTGCTCGCCGAGGGTAACGTTACGGGAGGCAACGATATCGAGGTGACGTCTGGGGACGAGATCGTCAGCGCGTCGGGTTCCGACCTGACGTTGCGACCGGCGTCGGGCAGGGCGCTCGTCCTCGCGTCGGGTTCGCTGCTCGTGGGGGGAGCGGCGTCGACGGATCCGACGACAAGCGGCGATGATTTCGTGCTCGGTAACTTGTCTAACGCGAATCCTGGTATGACGATGGTGGGCACGACGGCGGCCCAGATGCGAATCCAATACGTGTCCGCGGCCGGGGTAGCGCACGGGGAGTTTCGCTACGATAGATCGCAGTCGCGTTATGTACTGAACATCGCCTCCGCCGATCGTTATCTTGTCGCTACGGGCGCATTTTCGCCGGTCACGGATAACTCGGTCGACCTCGGAATCGTGTCCACGGGCAGGTTCCGCGATGCCCACCTTTCGCGTGCGCTGCTCCTTGCCGGGGCCACCCAGGCCGCGGCCCCCGCTGGTTCGGACGAGATCGTCATCGGTGACGGGTCCGCCGCGGATTTCGGCACGATGATCTTCACCGGCACGGCGGCTGTAGGCACGTACGGCTTCACCGATACGTCGGGAAGCTCCCGCGCATGGACCCAGTATAATCACGCCACCGATCTATTGATTTTCGGGGCCGGGGGCGCGGATCGCATAGCGGTCGGCGATAACGTGTTTCGGCCGACCACGGATGCCGGTTCGCCTATCGGGGTGACCTCATCGCACGGTTGGCAAAACCTCGTGCTCACGGAACGGGCGGATCACGTCGGCGCCCCGACGGCGACGCGCGCTGAGATCTGGTTGCGTAACGATGCTCCGAACGTGCTCGTTTTCACAGACGACGCCGGCGCGGATCACCCGCTCGGCTATATGGAGATCTTGCACGGCGGGGCGAAGCAAGCTTTCCTGCCGGCCGCCAGCGCCGCGTCTTTCCTCGAAGGGTCCAGCGGCATCGCGGGTCGGGCCATCCTGCAATACTCGGCCACGGCGACGAACAGTGCTTACTGGCGTTTTGTCATGCCGCGGGAATACGTGGGCGGCGACCTTGTCCTTCGCATCTGGTATTCCGGTTCGTCGAGCTTCGGTGGAACCGACGGCGTTCGCTGGTCCGTTGGATTCGAACGTCAGAACTCTCTATTGGACATGAGCGCGACGAGCTTCGGCACGTTCACAAATGCTACGGACACCCCGGGGGTCACGTTCACCGCGGAGCTTCTTCGCATCTTCGACATCACAGTTTCGGCTGCCAACCTGGACGGTATTCTGGCTGGCGAATCGTTCATGGTCACCGTGGACCGACTTGGAGCGGACGGGGCAGATACATACACAGGGACTACGCGTGTCTATGGCGTAGCGCTTCTTCAGTGAGCACCGAACGCAACGGAACTCTTGAGGCCCCGTTCCTGCTCAAGCAGGGGCGCACGTTCTTGCTCGTCGTCACGGTGCAACGAGATGGGGCGCTCGTGGACTTGTCGTCTCCCGCGCGAACCGGGCGCGGTCAGATGCGCGCGTCCGCTGCGGACACGGGGACGCCGGTCGCGTCGTTCGACGTGTCGATCCGAGATCCCCAGACGGGGACTGACAAGGGCAAGGCTGACGTTAGCCTTGGCGCTACGGTATCTGCTGCGACGGCTGTACCGGCGGTTCCGGTCGGCGTGTACCAGGTCGACGTCGAGTTCGAGAACGACACCGACCCGGATGACGTCATAGCCTCGGACGTGTTCTATGTCGAGGTCGTGGCAGAGGTCACGAAATAGCGTACATGGCGCGGATCCGAGACTTCGCCGGCACGTCGTTTCCCACCGCCACGACGTCGCTTACGCTCGACATGCCTGAGCATGCGGCCGGCGATTGGCTGTTCGCGTTCCTGAACCGCGACACCGCGGCCACGCCGGGGTTCACCGCACCCTCCGGGTGGCTCCTGATCCGGCAACAAAACTCGGCTGGGTCATCAAACGCGATGTACGCCAAGTATGCGGCGTCATCGTCGGAGACCGCCGCGTTCACTCACACGTCTGAAACTGGAAACGGTGTCGTCGTGGCGGTGCGCGATGGAGATCCGCAGGTGGCCTCCGGCACGATCACGCTCGGAGTAAACTCGGGAACCGGTGTGTGGACGCGAAGCAGCGGCGACTTCTCTGCGGATGGTTTTGTCGTCGGGATGACTGTTTTCATATCCGGCATGACCACCGCGGCTAACAATGGTGCGCGTACGCTCACAGCCGTGGGCACCACGACCTTTACGACGGCGACGACCGGGCTCGTCACAGAAAGCGGCAGCGGTGACGAGACAGTCGTATCGATGGGGATCGGGGCGAACGCTGCGTCTGGCTCAGACGATTCGACGAACCCGCTAACCGGGGTGGGTGTAACCACGCTCTTCGCTAACTCTTTGCTATTGCATTTCCTTGGCGGAGACACGGTGCTAGCTCCGCTCGCGTTGCCCCCATGGATCAATCTATATGGCGGCGACGCGGGAGCCGGTGGAATCAATGTCTCCTATTCGGTGGAGCCGGCGGTCACAGCGGTCACCGCGCCCGATCATTGGGCGGGCGCGGTGGACGACACGCGCGGGCTCATCATCGAGGTGATGCCGGGGCCGAACGATACGCAGGCGCCATACATTCCACTAGATACCGTGCCCGCGACGCAGATCACCGCGCTCACGGCGACGGGGAGTATTGACGGTGGAACGCACATCGCCGCTGCGTCGATCGCCATCACGACCGTCGCCGGCAAGACCGTCACGGGGATCACGGCGTCTGCCGTGACGGACTCCGGGACCAATGTATTTCGATCCGTGCTCGGCGTCGCCGGGTCGTCGTCGACGACAAATCTGAGTCATTCCGAGTTCGATTTCACGTCTACAGTTAACGTAACTACTGGGCTCGGGATCGTTTTCGGCACATGGTTTCACGCCGGCCCTCGCGATTACTTTGACAGCGGTACGCCCGCGCAAGGCGGCAAGTACGTTCTACTAGGCAGTAGCACGACAGCGTGGCGTGCGTGGGTGGTCGGAGGTTACAAGGCGATCGACGATCTTCCCGATGCGCGAAATAACTACGCGATCCAAGTCGGGAATACAGATACCCAGTATGATTCGGCTGGATCGGCCAACTATTCTGCCCTTGATTACATGGCCTGGGGCTCGTCCGGCTTTCGTGGCGCCCCCGCCATTCGCTGGGGTTCGATGTTCTTGCTCAACGTGTGCGTGCTTGCGGGAGGCACCGCGGACAATCCATTTGACTTTGACGACCTCGTTTACGTGGTGAACAACGGATGCGGAGTGATCCCGTTGATGCAGCAGGTTGGCCAAGCAGTGCTCGTGTGGACGGCGTTGCAATTCGGGGGTAACGAAACGATCGGTATATCTTGCAATCTGAATACGTTTCAGATGCCGCGCCGTGCCGACGAATCGAAATACGTCGCGTTCCACGTTGCGCCCAACGTGCTCGGGTATGAGTTCTACGGGCTTGACAGCGATGACCTGATCTCGTTTACCAACTGCGTTTTCACGAGCCCGTCGAGTTATTATTGGAGGTTTCACGCATCTCATGATGCGGATGCGGTGATAGACTTCGCTGGCACATCGGTCGTGAACGCGACCGTCACGCTCCGGTCGACCGTGGTCCTGGACGGAATGTCGTTCATCGACTGCTCGACGTTTACGCTTAACTCGGCTGAGTTGGCTGAGTGTTCATTCTCTAACACGAAAGTCTCCGCAGCCCAGCCCGGCGACCTCGCCGATGTGACTGACTCCACATTCGAGTCGGCGGGCACAGGACATGCGATCGAGATTTCCGGGACCGCCGCGAACGTCACGTTGGACGGGCTCGTTTTCATAGGGTACGCGACGTCTAACGGAAGCACCGGCAACGAGGCGATCTACGTAAACATAGGCAGCGGGTCGATGACGATATCTATCGTCGGGGGCGGGAGCGTGCCGTCCATCCGCACGGCCGGCGCGACGGTCACGGTCGTCAATACGAAATCTTACACGCTCACCAATCTCGTGGCGGGCACAGAGGTGAGGATCTTCCGCGTCTCTGACGGGGTCGAGCTTGCCGGCGTGGAATCGAGCGGGGCGTCATTTTCCTATGACTACAACTACGTAAGCGATACCGATGTTCGCGTGATCATCCAGAAAGCCGGATATCTGTGGAGACAGATCTCGGCCACGCTTGGCAACGTCGATCAAACGCAACGAGTATCCCAAGACGTCGATTACAACTATGCTAACCCATGACACCGGTATCGTCGCGGACGTGTACGCGTTGCCCCAGGCGCGGGGGTGCGCCGCGACGGATTGCCCCGCCGTGCTGGCTGCGGGGGATTCGTGTTTCATGGACGACAGGACCTCCCGGCGGTATTGCGTGCCTTGCGGGCAGCGTCTGAGGTACCATCGGCGCAGGGCCCTAGAGCGCTCCGGCTCGTTTCCCCTAACCCTCGACGACGTAGAGAGGCGCTAAGGAATCAACCATGAGCAAAGTCACCGATCCCGACACGCTCGATCGCTTCCAGGTGTGCATCGATCCCGTCGGGCAGACGATCTCCTTGCGGGGGCTCGGCACGCAACGCCATGCCGTAGACACCACGGGGGACTCAGACGGGACCACGACGTTCACCGACGCGGGGGCCAACTTCACGACCGATGGTGTCCAGGTTGGCGACGTGCTCACGATCATCTCGGACCCCGCGGAGAACGGTGGGATCATCGGGCATTATCGCGTGAGCAGCGGAATCGGCACGACCACGCTCGTGGTCGACAGGGCGATCCCGGCGAGCACGTCCGCGAACCTGACGTACAAGATCAACGCGCCTCAAACGGTTGGTTCGGCGACGCCGCAGGTCGCCGACGGCGTCATGCTCGACGTGTTGTATTCATTCCTGATCGAGGAATGGATCTCGCTAGCGTCGGGTCTGGGTAACGCAGAGGACCTCAACCAGTTCACCTTCCCGCTGAAGCCGGTCCCCGCGACCGTCGGGCAGTACGTCATGGGCGGCGTCAACGGCGACGCGTCGAGCGCGTGGGCGTTTGCGAGCCAGAACGGAACGATCGCTACAGACCTCGAAGGTGTGCCGCGCGAGCTGGTCCGCGACGGTGGATGGGCGGAGCGGAACGCCGCCGATCTCGTGCTCCGAGAGTACCCGAACGTCACGACGCTCGGCACGTTCGATGACGATGCTCAGGCCAACTACCAGCAAGGCGATGCGACCGGGACGCCGGCGAACTTTCGTCTTCCGGGCCCGGTGAACCAGGCGATCTTGACGTTCGGCCCGCCTATCACGCCGACGAACATCGCTTTCACCGCGACGACGATCACGAGGTCCGCGGGGTCGTGGATCTCGGACGGGTATCGGGTCGGGGATCGCGTAACGATTCGATCGGCCGAGGACGCGGGTAATATCGGCAACTTCGGACCGATCACCTCAATCACGGCCACCGTGATCACGATCGCATCTGCGGCGTTCACGTCCAACACGGACGACGATACAGCCACGTTCCTCGTCGACCATCGTCGATACACGGTCCTTCGCGGTCGCAAGAAAGGGCGTTTTTACGCGAGCGCCGGACACGACGATGCCGGCATTCCGGCGACAGGCATCCTGCCGCTCGTGAACAAGTTTCCGCTCGGCCATTCCGAGGACGTGGCGATCACGCTCGACGATGGCCTGCTTTCGGGCGGCGATGACACCGGAACTTCGGTGTTCCAAAACAACGAACCGCACCAAGGCAATACGAACGGCGCTACTACGTCTGTCGACGGGAGCACGTTCACGTTCACGTCGAGCGGTGCGACGTTCACGGCGACCGCGCGTAGTGTCCAGATCCTCCGTCCCGGGGACGTGTTGCAGATTGAAAGCGGCGGCTACCAGGGGTATTACGAGATATCCTCGATCGATTCCGCTACGCAACTCACGTGCTACAAAGAGCCGCTGCGCACGTATCCCGGTAACGAAACGGCACTCACTTACACAGTGCACACGGGCATTCGGGATACCGGGGCCGCGAACGCGACGCTAGCCAATGTTTCTGGCGCCACGGGAACACTGACGTCGTCGGGGTCGACGTTCGACGCGAACAACGGGCTCGGGGATCGCACGGTCGTTGCCGGGGACATCGTGGAGGTGTACGCCGGAACCAATGCCGTCATCGGCTACTATAAGGTGATATCGGTCGATTCGGCGACGGTGCTCACGCTCAACACAAGCGACCAAATCTTCGGTGGGCAGACAAATCAAACCTATCGGATCTGGCGGCCGGGTATGTTTCTCCAACGCTTTGAAACGAATGTCGTGATGGCGGGGGCGACCAACATGAACTTCAACGGCGCCGGAAACCCCGACACGATGACCCGCACGGGCGGGTCGTGGGTGACGGATGGCTTCACGGCTGGTATGGCGATCTCGATCCTCGCGGCCGAGGATACCGCGAACATTGGTGAATACATCATCGCGGGTACGCCAACCGCCACTGTCGTGACCCTCATCGCCGAGGAATCTCTGACCACGAACGCGGCCGATACGATAGCGATCAACGGCAACGTCACGGGCGACACGGGCATCGTTCGCACGATCAACTCCGTCGGCTACCCGTTCCATTGGAGACTCTTCGTCAACGGCGGCACGCTCTCTCAGGCATACCAGTTCCTCGCCATGCAGGAACGTCGCGCTTATGACATCGATGGCGGGAACGGGCTCGCGCGGGGAGACATCACCGATCTGCTCATGTCGTATGTTTCACCGAACGGTGTCGCGCTCGACCTGTTCCCCGATGATCTCAGCTCGGCGGAGTTGAACAACGTCACCTATCAGGACCTCACGGGAGACAATCGAAACAATCCGTTCCTGGTGGGTCTCAGCATCATACCGAACGCCGACCTAATAGGGTCGACGATCAAGCGCATCACGCTCTACTTTGACAGCGTTCCAAGCGGCGACTTCGACAGTAACGACGCTATCATCATTGACGACTCGTCGGGCACCGATATGAACTTCACAGCGTTCACGGGCACGATCAACGTCGTGTATGATTACACGAACAACGCTCAGGGCGGGCGCACGCCGAATACGGATGCAGATTACGTACTCGTCGCGTATTCGAACGGGGCCGTGCCGACGAAACTCGCGGGCACGATTACGCGGGTCAACTCGATACCGATCCCGGTGCAGCCCGCCAAGGAGTTCAACTACGCGAACGCGTAGATGGGCCGCCGCATATGGCGATGGCCAAGTTCACGGTCGACCCGTCTGCCAAGCTGTTCATCGCTAAGGTCGGAGTGTCTGCTTTCAATGTGCGCGTAGATCTTTATAGTGACGCCATCGAGCACTGGATCGACGACGACGCTACGCGTAAGTTCACGTTTCCGCTCAACGCTGTGGGGGGCGTGAGCATCGACGTCAGCGCGGGGACCTCGGTTCCGAGTTACGTGTTTCTATTGCATGGTTGGAGAATCCGGCCGCGCGAAGCGTCCCATACTCTAGAGGTCAGCGGAGGAGTGATCCTCGTGGACGGCGGGGGTGACCCGTTCGTCGACACACTTGGGGCGTACACAGTGCGCGTATTGTATCAGCAGCCGGTGCAAGCGATCGGAGTCTCGACGGGAGCGTCGTCTGCGGGGGTCGACGTTTTGGTGTCCGCCGTGGCCAGTCGCGCGAACCCTGCCGACGTCAGGCTTTTCGTCGCGTTGCATCGAAACGGTCAACTCGTAGTGTCTCCGTCGAGCGCGACGATCTCGATGAAAACGCCATCCGGTGTGGTGCTGATACCCGACGCGGCGATGACGGGGCCTAACGCCGATGGCGTGTTCTATCGAGACGTGACCGGCGTGTCGTTAGCTCACCTCACCAACTACTACTGTGACGTGACGGTCGTCGACGCCGTGGGCGCCGTGCGCCAGGTCGGGGTGACCCCGACGATCGGAGGTTAGATTTGGCGACCATGTTCCCATCGGGAAACCGCGTGTATCCCATCGTGCGGATTCCGGCGCTCCACCAGGTCTCGGCTGCGGGATCGCTTACCGTCGACGCCGGCATCGTAGATTGGAGCATGGACGTGCAACCGCCCGATGTGACGGTCGACACGACCCCGGCGGTCTATGATGTCGACATATGGAATAACGGGTTGGACGTCGACGTGTCTGCGCCTGACGCGTCGATCGACGTAGCACACGTGGAGGCTGGCATAGATGTCGCGTCGAACGATGGCGGCGTCGATGTGACGACTCCGGAGGTCGCCGTGAAGGCGGGGTGTTGACCCGCTACGATCGGCGCTGCTAGATTTGAACGCGATGAAGTACAACTTCAACGATACGCTAGATCGCCTGTGCGGTGCTCCGCTGACAGCGAAGTTTTGCGGAATGCATTTCCAGGGAGACCAGACCGACGAGGCCGCCGTCAAGGCGTGGGCAGACGACCCCGTCGTGATCGGAGATCTGCTGGCACATTTCATTCTTGACGTGGTCGAGGTCGAGAGCAGGGACGCACGCGGAATGCCGATCCCCAGGAAGGTCTCGGATAAGGAGAAGTTTGAGCGTTTTCAGCTCGCCGAGAAGATCTACGGGAGGGGAACGAATGGGATCGTAGACATCACCGAGAGCGAGCGTCAGTTGCTCAAGCGCCAAGCAGACGTGGCGGGTAACGCCGAGTTGATGGGTTTGGTTTGGCGCTGGCTTGAAGCCCCCATCATGGTGAAGGAATAAGTGCCGAACCTCGACGTCAGATCGTTGCTTTACGAGTCGGAACTGCGGCTCGCGGGAGGCGTTGTCGTTGAACGACAGTCCCGGGGCGCGACATCTGACGCCTACGGCAACGCAGCGCGTCCGCCGATGGTGCTCGTGACCTTCGATCCGGTCGTGATCCACACCAGCAATGGCCGAGATCTTCAGCGCCTCGCCGAGCATGACCGAGTCGTCGAGCATATCACCGGATACTCGGAGGCGCGTACCCACACCGCGTCCGTGACTTATGAGCCGGACGTCGTACGGTACGCGGATCGGCGCTGGCGCGTCGACAGCGTCCAAGATTACGGGACGCAGGGCGGCGTGTTCATCTGGACCGCGGCCCTGATCGAGGATGGCGCCCCGTGAGCGCGAACCTTCGGCTCGACCTGCTCCAGCTCGCCATCGTCGCGCAGATACGAGAGGCGCTGCCGGCGGGTAGCCCCGTCAACTGGACGGCTCAGGTGCCTGCGCCGCCCGCGAGCGCTTCGTTGCCCTTCGCTACGCTGAACATCCTCGCGGGGCCGTCGCATGTGCATCGCGGGGGGGTTCAGGGGAAGTCGATGAACTTGCCCGACACCGTCACGCTCACCGTGACCGCCGCGACCGTCGGCGCGAGATGCTTCGTGCGCATCAACGGCGTGTCTTACTGGGAGGATGTCGTGGCGGGCGACACGACGATGACGGTGCGTAATCGGCTGCTCGCTACGTTTCAAGGAGTCGGCGGGGTCGGCGACGATGTGGACGCTGTGGCGAGCGGCGGTTCGGCGATCGTGCTGACGCCTGGGTCGCCCGGGGCAATCTGGGATCTCAAGGTGCTCGGCCCTATCAGCGGGGCGGTCGGCGACCTGGTTCCGTACAAGGTCACGGAGTCGCAGCGACGCGTGACAGTGACCATTCAAGTTTTCTCGCGCGCTACGGTGATCTACCAGGGTGCGTTGTTTCACATGAGCAACATTGTTGCGGCGCTTGAACGGCCTGACGTCGCGCAGTCGTTCGCGGACCGCGGGATCGCCATCTGGGGGAGGGGCCCTGTCGTGCCGGTGACCGCTTTGGTGGGTACGACGACGTGGGAGAGTCGCGCTGCCATAGACGTTGATTTCGCGCTACGCTCCGTCATCGTGCAGCCGGTCGGGACCATCGGCAGGGCTGACGTAACGTACCAGGGAACTTTCTCACTCGACGGTCCCGTCGTTCACACCGATTCGATCACGGTCCAGGAACCTTAGACCGCTCAGGAGCACCACTTCATGCCGTCCCTTCCGATCGCTCATTTCGTCGACGTTTCGGTCGCAGTCGGAGGCGCGGCCATCGACCGGTTCTCGTTCGGGCGCCCGATGGGCGTCTTCGAGCATACCGTGACGGCCAACCGTCAAGACGGGCCGTATTCGACGGCAGCCGAGGTCGCCACCGCAGGTTTTGCGACGTCATCGGAACCGTACAAGTGGGCGAACACGGTTTTCTCCCAGTCGCCCGCGCCAGATGCCGTGATGATCGGGCGCAAGATCGCAGCGGGAGGGGACCCGGTCGGGGAGTTCTGGCAGGTCGACGACACGCCGTCAGGCACGGCGTTCGTGAACGAGACCGTGGACGCGAACGATGTCGGGACCGCGGACGTGACGGTGTTTCCCGCGACCGAGGCGGTGGGAGACTTCTGCGCGATCGGCCACAACGAGAAGTTCGCCAAGGTCACATTCAACTACGCGGGAGGAACGGCGGGGATCGGCGGTGTCGTCGTATGGGAGTATTGGGACGGAACTGCGTGGGCAGCGTTGACGGGAGTCACGGATAACACGACCGGTTTCACGGCCGCCGTGGCGAACGGGCTGACGCTGACCTTCACGATCCCGACAGATTGGGCCCGAAGGACCATCAGCACGGGAACGAGTCTCTATTTCATCCGAGCGCGGATCACGACCGTGTATACGACGAATCCGGTTTTGGACCAGGTGTTCATCGCGGGTGACGTGGGGTTCGACAGCGCCCTCACGGCGATCGAAGCGGACGACCCGGATTCGTGGTATGCGACAACCATCGGCTCGCGCGCAGACGCGGACATCCTCGCGGCCGCCGCGTGGATGGAATCACGTACCAAAATCTTCGTCGCGCAGTCGGACGACCCCGATCTTCCGGCCGGGGTCGGGGGCAACATCGCGGACCAACTTCAGGCGCTCAACTACAATCAAACCGCGTTGATCTACCACGCGCTGGACGCCGAATACCTCGACGGCGCGTGGGCGGGGAGGGGCAGCGCGCTGAACCTCGACGTACCTGACGGCGTAGGCACCTGGGGACTCAAGCAGCTCGCGGGCGTGACCGTCGATTCGCTCGGGACGTCTCAGGCGACCGCGATTTGGGCGGACAACGCCAACCTGTACGGGTCTCTGAAGGGGATCAACTTCACCGCCGATGGCACGATGGCGTCGGCGCGATTCATCGACATCACCACGACAAATCATTGGTTCGAGGTGCGTCTTCAAGAGGAGATCCTAGCAACACTGGTCGGAGCGACGACGAACATCGATTACGACCAGACCGGATTGAATCTGATCGGCGCGGCGATCCAGGCCGTGTGCGACCGCGGCGTTTTGTACGGACACTTCAATGGCGACGACTCTCCTCCCCTCGTCAAGATTCCGAAGTTTTCGACGATCAGCACGCAAGACAAGACCGATCGCAAGGCGACGTACATCGTCAATGTCACCTACAGGAACTCGATCCAGACCGTTGTGATCGCGGTGAATGCCAGCTTCTAGGAGTCTCCATCATGCTTCAATACTCATCGGACCTCGTCAACATCGACTGGCTCGGGATCGATTTCCGCGAAGGTCTTGCGACGGGCACCTTCATTCAGGAAGCGCGCGCGACCGCGTCATGGTCACTCAAGATGGGCGCACGAGGTCGGGGGACCCGTGTACTCAACCGGGACCGCAGCGGGTCGCTGACGATCACGATCGACCAGGAGAGCCAGCTGCACCAGACACTCAAGGCCGTGCACAAGGCCGACCTTTTGTCCCGGGACAAGGTTGGGCCGCTCACGCTCCACGACGAGTCGAGCGGGGAAAAGATCGTATTCAAGTCGTGCTTCATCGCCACCGAACCGGACGATGCCCGCGGTACCGAATCAGCGACGTTCGGTTGGACTTTCATGTATGAGGACAAGGAAACGACGTCGCCGCCCACGCTCACGAACGTTGTCGGATGACGAACGGGGCCGGAGGCCCTCGGATGACCAAGGCGGAAGACGATGCCCGACGAACGACAAACCGGTGTGCGCGGCGAGCAGACGCGTACGATCGCAGGACGCACCTACACCACGAAACCGCTACCGGGACGCGTCGGGCTCGATATCCTCGCGCGCATCATTTCGTATTCGGGCCAGGCCGTTGTCACGATGTTTTTCGCGGCGCCCCCAGAGAAGCGCGAGCAGATCTTCGCCAACCCCGGGATCGTGGCGAACATTCTCACGGAGTTCTGCACGAACGCGCTCGCCGATCGTGGGCACGCCGCACGCCCGACAGATCTGATTTACGAGATCATGGCCAACACGGAATGCGACAAGATTCGGCTCGGCAACACCGAGGTGCCCGGCAACGTGCAAAAGCATTTCGACCAGCACTTCGCCGCCGACTATCGTCACATGATCGAGGTGTTCCAGTTCGTCGGCGAGGCGAACTTTTCGAACCCTTGACGCGCCGGTCGCTCGCGACATTCCAGCGGTCCCCGGAGCTGGCCGGCAAGGATAAGGGGTTTCGCGGAATCAAACCAGCGAACATGCCGTGGGAGATCTTCCTGGCATGTTACGACGGCAAGAAAATCGATCACGACATCTTGCTCAGGCTCGATCGTGACATGTCTCTTGCAGAGATGTACGATCTCATAGAGTTGCGCGAGGTCGCGGATTCGTGGGCGCATGCGTACCATCTGAATAATCCGGTGAAGGAACCTTAGCGTGTCCATCGTTGTCGCAGATCTGCTCGCGGAGTTGGGAGTCCGCGCCGACGTCTCGACGGTGAAACAGTTCACGAACGAGATGCAAATGGCGGGCAAATCGGGCGGAATCGCGTCTAGGGGTGTTAAAATAATAGGCGCTGCGATAGCGGCCGTAGGTGTCGCGGCGATCGGCGCCGCCGCGGGCGTGATCGCGTTCACGAACAACGTTTCGCAACACGCTGACGAGATCGCCAAGACTGCGCGGGCGACGGGCATCGCGTCGGAAGAGTTCCAGCGCCTGGCTCATGCGGCGAAGCTTTCAGACATCGACACACGGCAGCTCGGCAAGGCGTTCCTGACACTCCGCAAGGGACTCGACGATTTCGCCACCAAGGGTGCTAGTCCTGTTACGGACGCGCTAGCGAAGCTCGGCATCACCTTCGACGATCTCAAAGGCCAGGGACCTACCCAACAGCTCGGGATAGTCGCCGACGCGCTTCAGGGCGTTGGCGACGAGGCCGAGAAGTCGACCATCCTTGCGGAGATTTTCGGCGCCAAGGCAGGCCCGCACATGCTGAACATGCTCGCGGAGGGGTCGCAGGGTCTACAGGCCATGACCGGTCAGCTCGACACGGTTTTCTCGGACGAGCAGTTGGCGCAGGCGGAAGCTTACCAAGATTCGCTCACGGAACTGGGAGACCGCGTCGATTCAGCCAAGAAGGAAATCGCGTTCGCATTCGTGCCCGCGTTGCTAGAGGCGTCGACGGAGATGGATCGTTGGATCGGCGAGAATGACGAGTTGATCAAACAGGATCTGCCTCGGATCTTCGGGGAGATCGTCGCGGGAGCGGTCGACGTCGTGCAGTTTCTCGGCGAGGTCGTGTCGGAAACCAAGATCCTATCGATGCAGTTGCGCCAACTTGATGAGGACACCGGGATCTTGAGCGATGCGTGGGCCGCCATGTCCGCGCCGTTCCGCGCCGTCGCGTCACTCATGGAGAACACGGCCGCCGTGTTGGGCGACTTGATCAAAAAAGTCGCGGAGTTCCTCGGGTTGGGCGAGCAACTTCGAGCGTTCGCGGCGAGTGTAGGAATCGTCGATGACGCTGCGCTCGTCGGCGAGCGGCAGACCCAACGAGGGGTAGGGGCCGGCGTCAAGGTGGTCAATAAGGGGCAGGTCGTCACAGGTTTCCTAACGAAAGAGCCACGCCAGACCATGACAACGGCTCAGTTGGAGGAGATCGCCAACAACCAGAACGTGCGAACCGAAGATCGCGAGGCGGCGCAGGTCATGCTACCGCGCGCGCGCCAACGTGACGTCATGAACGCGGTCACCGCGGGTAACAAGGCGGCGCGGGAGTCGCTCGCTAAATCGGCGGCTGAGGCCAAGGCGACAGAAGCGAGGCGCAGGCGAGCGCAAGCGGCGGCGCGAAGAGGAAAAGGCGGCGGCAAAACCAAGGAATCCAAGAAAGAGCTTACGTTGGAGGAGCTGGTGGACGCCGCTACGGGGGAGATCGGTCGAGATCTACCTGACGTAGCCTCGCGCGCCCCAACGGTCGTTGTGCAGATCACGCGCAACGAAGTCAAGATCGAACTCAACCCGACGTTCCCTAACGTTCACGATCCGTTTCAAGCAGCGCGTCAAACCGTCGAACTCGTCAAACGGGAGCTAGCGACCCAGAACATCCAAGCCGGCCAAGCCATCGCGCCGGGGATCGTGCGGTAACTCGATGCCGAAAATGGGCCCTAAGTTCGCGTCGCCCACCGTAGGCGTGGGCGAGATTTTGGAAGCGATGCGAGGCCCGACGACGGCGACGATCTATCGCCTGGACCAGAACACCTTGCTTCCCGTGGAACCGTTGATCGACATCGTCCCGTCAGTCTCTCCGAACCGGCAATCGCTCGACGTCATGACGTCGAGCACGCGTGTCGATAGTTATCGCGTCACGACGAACTCTATGCAACGAGGACTCGACACCACGGCGCATGTCAAGAAGGAGCTGGTCACGTTGACGATCCAAGGTCTGATCTCCGGCGCGCCTCTGCTAAGGGTAGCCAGTGCGATCAACGCGGCGATCGGCGCGGCGGGGGACCGCATCGACCCCGGCGTGGGCAAGGCGCAATCGTTCGGCGCGACGCTCCCCGGATTCCCGGCGCCGCGCCGCGATCTGATGCAGCTCCAAATGCTTCAGATGCTAGTCGACAGTCGCCAGATCATCATGGTCGTTACGCCGGAAGGGGCACTTCCTCGCGCAATCTGCACGAGGTTGCAACGCGCGAACGGTACGGACGTCGGCGAAGGCACGGAGATCACGATTGATTTCATGGAAGCGCGGATCGTGTCGCCAAAGTTTGTTGACGCGATCATCGACCTCGACGAGATCTTGGGCGGCAAGACGTCGAACGCGAACGCGGGAGGCCAGCCGGCGACGGCTGTAGCCGCTCCGCCAGCCCTAGCGGGCGGAGGATTCGGCTGACGTGACCCTCATGTTCGTTCCTGTTCGGCCACGCCCGAATGATAAGAGCACGTTTCAGACGACGGAGCTAGACGGTGTGCAGTATCGGCTCGCGTTCTACTACGCGAAACCTGGCGACTTCTGGGTCATGGATGTCGCGGACGCGGCCGGCACGGCGCTCGTTTACGGAATCAAGCTCGCGCTCGGCGTGGACTTGCTCGAACCATATAAATACATGGTTGGCATGCCGCAAGGGCAACTGTTCATTTACGACACCTCCCGCGCGGACTCGGAACCGGGCGAAGATGGGTTCGACGGACGCTGCGCGCTATACTATCGACCTGCCGCGGAGGTAACCTGACCGTGGCCGAGTTCCGCCAGTTTTTCAACGTTGCCGCGACGTTTCAGGCGGGTACTCTGCTCGTCGAGAACGTCGTTGGTGACGGTTTGCGAATCAAATGGGATATCACGAGAACGATCGAGCCCGACCCAGACCAGGGTACGGTTTGGATCGCCAATCTCGCGGTCGAGACGCGCAAGAAACTAGAGCAGGAGCGCAAGCTCTCGGCGCCGTTCAAGGGTACGCTCATGCAAGGGTGGGATGGCGTCGTGCAACTCCTCATGTTCGCGGACGTGTATGATCTCGTGCCGGACGACCAAACAGACGACGCGACGGTTTGGACGGTTTTGCGACTAGGCGACGGGATGGAGGCGATTCGCGACGGGGTGTTCGATAAATCATTGGGCGATGTCGAGGTCTCTACGATCATCAACATCGCTACAGCGGCGATGGGGATTGCGATGGGCGAGGATGCGAAGATCCAGCTTGCGCAGACATTGCCGACGGCTCAGATCAATCGTTGGACAAATGGTTACTCTGCTATAGCCCCGGCACGCGAGGTTCTTAGCGAGGTCCTCGGGATGCTGAAACTTCGGTGGACGATCCAGAACGGGCGTTTGGTGATCGTACCCGCCGGGGCCCCGTTGCCCGGTCCCGCGATTCTGCTGAACCCGCACACGGGTCTGATCGATTGGACGACATCGCGTGACGGATCTATCGACGTCAACGCTTACTCCATCCCGTCCGCGGTCCCTGGCGCGCAGTTCATCGTGCAGGACGATCTAGGCAAGCTAGTCGCCGAGATCGCGTATCGAATCCAAGAGGTTCAGTTCGTCGGGGACACCGATGCGGACGCTCGGATGGTCATCAAGGGCAGAAAGGCCCTCATCTAATGGCCACGGAGCGGGATCAACTCGATGGACCATTCGATCTGCGCGCAGATCCTAGGCTAGAGTCATTGCTCCGCGTCGCCGCCCGCAATCTTCAGTTGCGGTTGCGCACGGCGGCGCCCGGCACGATCGTAACGTTCAACGCGTCGACGCAGAAAGCTGACGTGCGCCTCGACCATAAACCGATCTTCGTAGACCCTAGGTCTCCCCTTGGGGAGCGCCCGGCCGCGACCATCATTCTCAAAAGCGTGCCTGTATATTTTCCGCGCGGAATGTCCGGTACCGCTTACGACACGATTCCTATTCAGGCCGGGGATACCGGTCAGTTGATTTCGTGCGACCGATCGTTGGAGACATGGCTAAGGCTGGGCACCGAGGTCGACCCCGTATCGTTGACACTGCACTCGTTGGCGGACAGCGTCTTCTACCCGGGCTTGCATCCCGACACGGCACCGATCACACCGCCCGTCGACCTCACCGCGCGCGTAATCGAAGCTCCGCTGATCAAGCTAGGGCGGAACGCGGTCGATTTCGCGGCCCTAGGTACGACACTCGTTGCCGCGATCGACGCTTTCCTGGCCGCGGGCGTGCCCGTGGCGATGGACGGCGGCGCGAATCTCAAGGCAACGATGATCGCGTCGTGGAACGCGTTGAAGGTCAACGTGCTCAGCGCGAAGAATCAGGTAGAGTAACCCGGGGAAACTTCCATGGCGGACATCCTCATCACCGCGGATCGAGACATCGACATGACCAACGGAAAGTTGTCGATGTCCTCCGGCGTCCAGGCGCATGCTCAGCGTGCGCGCATGCATTACATGACGTTCTATGGCGAGAGCGTGTATGATCGCACCGCCGGCGTGCCGTGGATTCAGACAATACTTGGATCGAACTTGCCGCCAGACGCGGTGCGCCTGATCCTCGACCTGTACGGTCGGCAGATCCCGGGGATCCTGTCAACCTCGCTCGTGCCTGATTACGATAGGGAAACTCGCAAAGTAACGTTCACGGGATCGATAGAGACGATCGAAGGCGACGTCGTCTTTGCGATCGAACCTTTGTCCTCGGAGCCCGAATAGCATGCCGTTCGCACTCCTCTCAACAGGGCTCGCAACGCAATCCCAAGAGGAGGTGCGCGAGCTGATCGTATCCAGATTGCGCGCCGCTTTCGGCGACAACGTCGAGACTAGTACCAGTAGCGTGATGGGGCAGATCGTGGACATCCTGTCCGAGCTTCACGCGTACGACCAGCAGGTCATCCTCGACGCGTGGACATCGTTCGACCCGAACGGCGCAACGGGAGTCGCGCTCGACCGGATCGCCAAGATTACCCAGACGCTTCGCAAGGCGCAATCATTCTCGACGGCGCCGTGCATTTTTCGTGGCACAAATGCAACGATCATCGTTGATGGATCCCAAGTAAGGTTGATCCAAACGCAGACTGTGTGGGAGGTGATCGGCGGCCCGTACACGATCGGCTCCGTCGTGAGTGGCGAGGTGGCGGGGGTCGTTCAGGCCGTCGACGCGGGACCCGTTACCGCCGTGGCGACTGCCCCATCCGGTTGGGAGATCGTCACGCCTATCGCGGGATGGTCTACGTTCGAAACCTCGGAAGATGCCGACCTGGGTGCGTTCGCGGAAAGCGACAAGCTGTTGAAGCAGCGCCGGATCGTCGAACTGTCTGCGCCTGCTCAGGGGCCGCTTGCCGCGATCAAGGCGAACGTTTCCGATGTTGACGGGGTCGATCGCGTGAGGGTTTACCATAATCCTGCGACGAGCCCCGTGGATGCTGACGGGATTCCGTTCAAAGCGTTCAACGTCGTGGTGGAGACGACGCCGTCACCCCCGGACGCCGACCTCATCGCTGCGATCGCCGAGGTGATCTGGCAAGTGCAAGGTGCGGGAGGACAAGCTTACGGAACGGACCACGTCACGACGGTTGTCGATAGCGAGGGTAATGTTCAACCGATCGCATTTGACGAGTTCGTTGAAGTGAACATGTACGTGCGCGTAACGGCGACGACGAGCACGAGCGAGGAACCGATCACGCCGAACCTTGCGATGGTGATCGAAGAGGGTACATTGACCGCGTTGCGAGATCGGCATGAGGATTTCGGCCAGGATGTGCGCCCGTGGAAGATCGCCGGTGAGATCATGGCGCTCGACATCACAGGGGTTGACGAGCTGGTCGTCGAAGTCTCCGACGACGGTATCGCGTGGCAAACGACTACCTATTCGATCGGGATCCGCGAGCGTGCAGATTTCGATAGCAGCCGGTTCGACGTGATCGAGGTCTGATCCATGCAATGGGGATCGATCAACGAATGGGCGTCGTCGTCTTTCTGGGGATTGCAAGGAGGGGTTGGCGCAGACCTGGCATGCCAGACTGCACATGATCGAATCCTGTCGCTGTTCAAAGAAAACGGTAACTTTTACGATCTCATGTGTGCGTTCGCGGAGCACCACGGTGATCTATGGGACGTGGTGGGTGATGTGAAAGCTGGGTTCGATCTCGACACCGCGATCGGCGAGCAGCTCAACGTAATAGGTCGGATCCTGGATCTTCCGCGCAACGCGTTCAGCGACGATACGTATAGAAAGTTGCTCAAGATCAAAGGCAAGCTCGTCCTCCAGTCCACCGGCACTGGCGAGAACATCTTGGAGATTTGCCGCACATTCATAGGCGACGCCGTCCCGGACCCGGTTGTGCTCACGAACTCCCCGCCATACTCGTTCAAGATCTCGGTTCCGGGTGCGTCAGCGGCCGACATGGATGTGCTGGTCCCATTTTTGCGCATGGCCATCATCGCGGGGGTCCTCGGGGTGGTGATCTCCATCGTTCCGGGGGGCGCGGTTTGGGGCAGCTCGGCGGTCGCGGTGGCCGGCGCGGGGGTCTGGGGCAGCGTCAACGTGGCCGTTCCAGGCGCATCTCTCTGGAGCCGCGTGATCCTGATATAGTCACGGAGACGACCCGATGCCGACGAAACCCTCAGCGCTACTCGTCTTTACGTTCGGCACGGACGCGAACTTCACGTCCGGCCCCGCCAACGGTCATCCGGTCAAGGTCGCCCCGGTCGGGGCCGCCCAGGGGTTCGTGCCCGGCGATGGCATCGAATCCCAATCCGTGAACTACATGCTCAATATCTGCGGGCAGTGGATCACGGATTGGGTGTCCGTCGGCACGAACACCGCCGCCGAGAACGCGCACATCATCGAAACCGACTCGAACGGTCAGGCCAACATCGCTAGATTGTCGTTGCCGGGCCATTCTGTGGCCGGCCCGACGTTGTCCGTCAGCCCCTCGACCAGCGGCGCGTCGCTGATCGTCACGGGCGGAGGGACGAACTTCGGCGCGACGTTCAGCAACGGGGGGAGCCTCGCGGCGTTGCGCGCCACGGCGACCGGCACGAACTACGCCATCGAAGGGTTGGCGCTCGGCACCGACAACTCCGGCGTGCGCGGCGCGGGAACGGGGGCAGGGCACGGCGTGGTCGGGGAGGGAGGCGGCACCGGGGACGGTCTCCGCGGCACGTCAGGGGTGACCTCGGGTGCCGGCGTGCGCGGAATCGCGGGCGGCAGCGGGTTGACGGGCGTGCTCGGGATCGGGCACGCCAGCGCGGCCAGTTACGCGATCGATGGCCAGTCTGGGCACGCGGACGCGCGAGGCGTGCGCGGGATCTCCCACGCAGCGGGATCGACGACCGGCGCGGGCGTGCTCGGGCAGGGCCAGGCTAACGCGGTCGGCGTAAGGGCCGTAGCCGCGGATGGGTATGCGTTGCTCGTCGTCGGCGACACGTCGTCGCCGGTATCCGCTGCGGTGAGATTGGCGCCGCAGGATACGCAACCCTCGGGCGCGCATGCCGAGGGCGATCTATACCCGAACGGCACAAACAACCTGTTGTGGTACCGGGATAACGGAGGATTCAAGGCGCTGCACCATAGCTTGTATGGGTACGCAACCGGGTTCGATTCCGACACGGGCGGCGCGGTGAACAGTAGCACGGAGCAAGCCGCCGCGATCGCCACGGTCACTAACAAGGTGACCGCCGACCTGCTCGTGCATGGCGAGGTGATGCTGGGAGGCACGGCCGGGGAGGAGATCGAAGTTCGATTGCGATCCGGTGCGGGCACCGGCGGGACGCAACGTGCGATCGTCACGATCAAGTTGGCCACCACGACCGCGGCCGCGGAGTCTCACAGTGTCGCGGTGAGCGAGAAGGTGACTGGTGTCGCCGCAGGGTCAAATGATTTCACGCTGACCGTGAAACGCAAGACGGGCGCAAACACGATTTACTGGGGGCACAACACCCTCAAAGTGTGCACGATCGGCGGATGACATGGATGACGCTGACCAACTCGGCACCGATGCTCTCGCAGAAGTGCATGCGTTGTTTGACGCGTGGACGAACCAAGTAGCCGGTCTCGGCACCGCCGCGGACGATCGCGCTGTTGGAACGTTTCTGTGCCCGCGCGGATTCCTCAGCCAATACACGCTGGAGGAGTTCTATAAACAGAACCCTATTGCTAAGCGGATCGTGAACCGTCCGGCTGACGACGCGACGCGCACGACGTTCCAGGTCAAGGACATCGATGTCGATGTCGACATGGGACGTGTCATGTCGAAGTTCGAGGAACTCAAGCTAATGTCTTGGCTGAACCTCGGGCTCAAGTGGAAACGTTTGTATGGCGGCGCCCTGGGAATCTTCGTGACGAACGATCGCGCGGGTGGTTTGGATAAACCACTCGATGAGCGCGCGTTCACTAAGATCCGTGCGCTGCACGTCGTCGATCGGTTCCACGCTACCCCACGTGGCACGAGGTTCCAGCTCAATAAAACAGGATTCCTTATCCCGGAGCAATACGAGGTGCGTCTGCCGACTGGGAAGATTCAGATCGTGCACAAGACGCGCACCGTCCGATTCGACGGCATCCCATTGCCCCCGGATCAGTTGATCCAAAATCAATACTGGGGGTTGTCCGAGCTGGAAGCTCCTTACGATGACGTGCGCAGGTTGTACGTGACGCGTCAATATCTAGAGAACTTCGTACACGAGGCGTCGATCGCAGTGCTCAAGATCGAAGGCCTGCGGAAGATGCTCGCCACCAAACGCCCCGATGGGGGGGATCCGAAGAAAGCCGTCACGGAAGCCCTTCAAAACCTTCGTCGCCAGGCCACGAACTTTCATTGGATCGGGCTTGACTCGAACGATAGCTATGAAATGCATTCCAAACCGTCTACGGGATTGGAAGCGGTGGACAAATCGTTCGTCGACGCGGTAGTGATGTCGAGCGATATTCCGCGATCGATCTTGCTAGGCGAGACCCCGGGCGGGTTGAACACTGGTGAGAACGCCGGCGAGATCCGCAGCTATTACGACTGGATCTCCGTGATGCAAAATCAAGAGCTGACGCCGATCGTTACGCGCGCGCTCGACCTCATGTTCTGGTCCATGCACAACAGCGCTGTCGTGGCGAATATGTTGATGGAGAACGTGCCCAACTATCCGGTTCCTCGGAAGTATACGGTTAAATGGGACTCTCTCTGGCAACAAGACGACTCCGAGATCGTTGCGCAAGCGCAGGCGGAGGCGCAGCTTGACAAAATCTATGTCGATATGGGCGTGGTCACCGTCGACGAAGTCCGCCAAGCGCGTATCGTCGAGGGCATGCGCGGACCGTTGCAGATCGCGGAGGAACCCGGGGCGCCCTCGCAGAACGGCGCGGCCGTGACTGTCGTGCAAGTGATCGCAGACATCGTCGAGAAGGTGGCTACGGGATTGATCCCCGCGGCGTCCGCGGTCGAACTGATCTTGCTCGCGCAACCATCGATGACGCGTGAGCAAGCGGAGGCGATCGTCGCACCGGCGAGCATCGCGGGCGAAGTCGCCCGCGAGATCGCGAGCAGCATCGACCCGACGATGGAAGGGGAGGCGACGCCGGAGGCAGTGCCATCTCCCGTCGATGACATGCCTACGGATCTGAAGAGCGCGCGCGAGATCGGCACGCTGCTCGGCGTCAGCCCTGCGACGATTCGAGGAATGGGCCGGCGCGGGGAGATCCGTTACTGGAAGGTAGGCGCGCAGCTCCGCTACTCGTTGAGCGAGGCGATCGAGGCGAGCGATCCGGGGGGCGCGCTCCAGGTGGCTCCAAGGGTGCCGCCGCCGGATCCCATCAGCCCCGTGCCGGAGCTAAGATGACACCATGGCGAACCCGCTCGACGTGATCCATCGCCGGGCCGCGAAACGTGTGCGCAAGTTCTCGGCGCGATCCGCCGCCGCGATGCAATCGGAGGTCGGCACGACGATATCTAGGATCCTGCGGATCGCGGCCACCGATGGGCGCGCAGCAGGGTTGCGCGCGCTCAGGCGGGCGACCGAGGCTGCCCGCCATCGATACGAAGGTTCGGTCGGGTCCGCCGCGATCTCTCGTGCGGTCGTCGCGGTTCGCGACGACGTCGTCACCCTGGCGAGAAGGCGACTCGTGCATGCCGTGGCGGCGTCGCCCGGGGGCGAGGCCGCAAAGGCGAACTTGATCGCCGCCGTTCGTGGAGCGCGTCTAGGCCGTGCAGGCGCGGCATGGGAGAGGGAGCTGGCGGCGACCGTGCGGCGATGGGGGGCGGTTGACGCGTCCGCTCTATACGGCCGACTAGCGGGGCTCGTTCACCGCGCAGCGGACGTCGGCCCGGGGGCGTCTCGACGGGACCTGGCCAGGCTAGCGCAGCGTGGTCGAGATCTAGTAACCGTGCAGGCGCAGATCTCGTCACGACGTGCGATAAATACCGCGGTGGATCGCGCAGGTTCATTGCGCGCCGTGGCGACGCGTGCCCAGGCGCGTACGATAAACGTAGACTTCTATTGGTGGCGTACGATGGGAGACGATAACGTGCGCGATGAACATGAAGCGCGCGCTAACTTGTTGTTCAGTTTCGCGGATTCCCCCCAACCCGGGGAGGAACCAAACTGCCGATGTTCGGCGGATTTGGCGCTCGACGAAGTGCTGGAAGATCAACCGGAGCAACCCGTTGACGTTGCGGATTGGAGGTCGCGCGAATGGACAATGACGACGTGATGCCCGATCTCCAACTTCACGCGACCTCTATGGATGCGAGGACGACGTCGGTTATGCGAAGGATTCAACTCCTTGAAGATCTAGCACGTCAAGAGGATGCGTTGGCGCGGCATCTTGCGGCACTCGGTCAACGAGCGTATCAAGCGATTCGCGCGTGCCGAATGGTCGAGGGCGCCGCCATTGAACATGCGAACTCGTTGCGACGCACGATCACAGGCAGCACTTCTCATGGATCACGACCGTGAACGTGTCGAGACCGCCGTCATCGAGCATTTGCAAGAGATCGCGCATGCAAAGCGCGCGATCCTGCAAATCGCTCGCAAGATCGTTTACGATTACGAGGCGGATGCCGACACACTACTCCGCGTCGTTGTCGTGCTCACACGTAGCGCGGATCGTTTGTTGGGAGACACCATGCCAAGCGAGGTGAACCGTGAGCGTCGAGGAACAAATAGATAGGCTCACCAGCCAGTTCTCTGCGGAGATCTCGCAACTCCAGAAACTCCAAGAGGCGGCGGAGGCCGCCCGGGACAAACGCAACCGGGAAACCCAGGACCAGTTGGCTACGATCTTGATGGCAGACGCCGCGGAGAAGACGAAACGCGGAAAGCTCTGGACGCAGATTTTGACGACCGTCGCTGGCTTGATCGTGACGTTCGCCACGTTTGTGACGTATAAGCTCGCCACGTATTCCCCGGCGGAGCAACAAGTGAAAGACGCGGTCGACAAAGTCGAGGCGTCCTCGACCGCCGTGATAGATGTGCGCGGGCGGATTGATGCAGTCGAGTCCCGTCTTGACAAGGGTGACCAGATCCATGAGCGGATCGTGGACATCCAACTCCGTCAGCAGGTTCAGATGACCGACACGACCGATTACCTGAGCGACAAGATCGACAAGATCAACCCGCGCGCGCGGACCGTCGCGGAACCTCCGTCCGTGACGGCTGGCCGCAAGATCGCGGACGACATCAAAAAGAAAACCCACAAACCGCAATACGACCCGGCGGATCCGCTCGCGGATCTGGCCGCAGCAAAGGAGTGATGGCGCATGTTCGAGAAACTCAAGAGCCGAACCGAGTGGCAAGCTTTCGTCTGCACGACCGTTGTGTACATCGCGGCGATCGTCGCCCACGTGTTCTTCGACGTCGAGCTGGACGACACCACGATGAACTTGATATGGGGGCAGACGGCCGGAATGATCGGGTACGCAGGAAGTCGAGGTCTCTCGAAGATCGGCAGCAAGGTCCAAGAACCGTCGCCGCCGACAAACTGAGCACGTTCACGTTGCCAGCTCTTTGAGCCGATACGTTTCCGCGATCCATAGCGCATCGGCTTCGTCGTTACGAACCTTCGCCAGCCGCCAACGTTTCTTGGCGGCTTCTCGCATGTTGGCCTTCGTGGCCTTGCCGGATCCGGTTGCGATTTTTTTAACGGTCATGATGGGTACGATCGCCAGGTCGACGAGGTTGCGCGCCGCAACCTCGTCGATCATCGCGACGACTCCGAACATGGAGCGTGCGGCATCGAACGATCGGAAAAATCCCATGCGTTCGTAAACGATCACCCGCGGGCGATGTTGAATAACGAGACGCGAAAACAACTCGCGCGCGACTTGAAAACGCAATCCATAGCGAGTCTCTGGTTCTTGGAGATGCGCCACGCCCGATTCGACGATGCGTTCGCCGGCGAGCACGGCGAACCCGCAGCGCACGCCGACATCGATCCCTAGGATCCGATCCGGGATCACGGGAGGGGAACGCCGAGGAAAGCGCCGACGACGCGGCCGATCGTGCGCGCGGTGGCCTTGCCGAGCTGTTCCAGCGCGAGAAGCATGCGATGGCGCCGGGCCGCCGCGGCCCGGAGACGTTTTGTCGTGCCGTCACGGTATGCCACCCACACGGCCCAGTCGTCCGGGTCACTAGGGTCGAGGCGCGAAAGGATCGCCATCTGGGCGCGTTTGGTGTTCCCGGCGCGCAGCGCGTTCGCTATCTCGCGCATCTCGTCCTCGCCGGCCCCGACGATCGCCCGTTCGTTCGCGCGCCACCACTTCCATGCCGTGCCGCGAAGGTCTCCGCCTACGGCGCGCCAATCTGGTTTCTGGAAAGTTCTCACCGCCCGTCGCACGCCTTCCCGCGCATGATTGCGTCGATACACGCGGCCTGTGCCGACATCGCGTCAAGGTCCGCTTGTAGTTTTGAACTGCACGGAGCGTCCGTATACCCGCCCGCAGTCTCGCGGCAACGGTCTGCGACGATCTGAGTTTGAGCAGCGTGTTCGGAGGCGATCGGCCCCGTGGTGCGCACGACGCAGCTCGTCAACGACACGATCGAAAGCACGATTTTCATGAGTAGAAGCTTACCCGATCGCGGGCACTTTGCGGCTATACGGTACGCCTGGCTGTCCCCCCCACGCTTCAGGCGTGAGCGTTCCCGATCCGAGCTTGGTGATCGGGGCCAATCCGAGTTCGGAGCATTGTGCTGAAACGTGGCGCGCGATCCTCGAACCCGGGTCGGAGACCCGCGATGAGTGCGTGTTGCGGTGGAACGCGTAACTCGTGAGCGGATGACCTTCGAGCGTTGCGATGCGCATCCAATATCGCGTGACGATCATGGCGGCAGCGAGTTGCCGATCGGTCGGCTCACTCACCAACTCGTCGTATGTTCGCGGAGGATGCTGCTTCCCGCGAGAGTCCGTGAATCCCTGCATCTCTCGGGGGCTACGCCAGAACGTGCGAGCGTCGCCCTCGATGCCCGCTGCACGACACGCGATCTCTAGCCCGATGAATCTGCGGTTACCCGCGTGTGCGTGATAAAGGTACGCGGTGGGGGGGTGGGCGATGCCGACCGCCATCGGGGTGACGAGCGCATGTGCGGGGATCCCGACGCATCGAGCGGCGTCGTCGATCGGCGCCGCCGTCTGGTGGTACAGGATCCCGTCGATCTGGCTCCACGGCCGGGACCCTCGATGACTTCCGCGCGGAGTTTTCACCGCGAGGCGAAAATCCCGCAGACCCATGCCGATCCCGCTCAGCGAGGTGGACAGCTCGGACCACGGGTCCCCTGCGGGCTCCCGCGCCTCGTCATGGGTTTCCTCGGCGGCGGCGGGGGTCAGGGCCCTGACGACGTCCAGGGCCCACTCCAACGGTCCTACGCGGCCGGCTACGAGGTCTGCGACGGAGGGGCGCACGGGGGGAGTTTAGCACGCTCGTTAGCGCGCGATTCGCGCTTTGTAAAAATGTACATTTTGGGCTTGCTTTCTGAAAAAGCGGGTGTATACTCTCCACGGAATCTCTTTTTCGATCGAACCAAAAACAACCAAAAACCCGGGAAAAGACCATGTACGAACGCCTCCATCTTCACCTCCGCGATGACGCTCGGGAGCTTCGCTCCTTGTTCGCCGACGCCGGTTACGTCGACTTGCGCGATGGCTTCGATTGCCGACGGCATCTGCTGATCCTCGACGACGACGACGCTTACGACCCCGACTTCGAGGACTGTCGATGAACACCGCGATCCTCCAAGCGGTATGGTTCACCCCCGCCGGACGACGCGCGAACGGCGAGTGGGTCTGGGGCTTGCCTATCATATATTGGGGCAAGCCCGGAATCGGGAAATCTTCGATCGTAGGCCAAGTCGCGCGCATCTGCGGCCTGTCCGCGTTCGTCGTGATCGCGTCAATCCGCGAACCCGCCGATTTCCTCGGCCTGCCGATGCCCGTCGGCGGCAAGCTGTCCTACCTGCCGCCCGCGTGGGCCCGCGACGCCGCGGAGTGCGACATGGCCGTCGTTCTGCTCGACGAGGTCACGACGTGCTCGCCTGCGACGCAGGCCGCGTTGCTTCGCGTCGTGCTCGATCGCGTCGTGGGCGACCTTCAGCTACCCGGAGGAGTTCGGGTCGTATGCGCGGCCAACCCGCGCGATGTAGCGATCGGCGGTAGGGACCTCGGTGCGCCGCTGGCGAACCGACTGTTGCACGACGATCTGGATGGGCCGAGCCCCGATGCCTGGCGCGCGTACATGATCGGCGGCGGGGGAGACACCGCTGCCGAACAAAATCTCGACCCGGTCGCGGAGCAGGATCGCGTCCTCGCGCGATGGCGAGAGGATTATGCGTGGGCGCGCGGGCTATGGAGCGCCTTCGTTCGGCAGCATCCACAGGCGCTCAACGGGATGCCGAAACCAGGCGACCCGCAAGCATCGCGCGCCTGGGGATCGCCCAGATCGCTAGAGATGGCGGCGCGGGTCACCGCGAGCGCGCGCACACATGGCCTCGACGACATCGACGCGGACCAGATGCTGACCATGGCGGTCGGCCCCCTGATCGCGGGACAGTTCGCGTTGTTCCGCCACGATACCTCGATGCCCGATCTACCGGATTGGCTCGACGGTAAGGTGACGTGGGAGCCCGATCCCACGCGGCCCGATCGAACTTATGCCGTGTTTGATGGGGCGGCCGCGTTGATCCAACCGCGCGCCTCGACTCCTGCGGAGGAGCAGGTCCGTGCACGACGCGCGGCGGCTCTCTGGGCACACATGCGCCCGCTCGTCGACACGACGCCAGACATCGCGGTAACGGCGGGCATCACGCTCACAAGGGCCGGGTTCGCGTCCGGTCCAGAAGCGACCGCGGTCATGGCCGCGTTGCTGCCGATCGTCAAGGCGGCGGGCATGTTGAAGGTTTGAAGGATGCCGCTGAACGCCGAGCAGATCCTGGCCGTCGCACGTTTGCGCGCGATCAAGTTGCTGCCCGATTTCTCCGAGGCCGTGTACGGACTCGTGTTCGTGCCCAAACCAGGGCTCGGGACGATGGGAGTTTCCGCGCGCGGAGTGTGTATGTACGACCCTGAAACGATCATGGATTGGGGCACCGAGCACACCGCCGGCGTGATCCTGCACGAGATCGGCCACGTCTTGCGCCGACACCACAAACGCGCGAAAGCGCTCAACGTAGCCCCGACCCCGGAGAACCTGCGCGCGGTCAACGTTTGCGAAGATGCGGAGATCGATGACGACTTGATCCCCGCTAAGATCCCCCATCCATCGTCGCACCCGTTGATCGATCCGACCACCCTCCCGCACAAAAACGCGGCTAGGGGCGAGGCGCATGCAACGGGTGCCCTTTTTGAGACGTACTGGGCGAACCTGCCGCGCGACGAAAACGACACCCCCGACGCCGGGAGCATTGCCAAACCAGCGTGTGGCGGTTGCGCTGGCAACCCGCTCCCCGGCGAGGCCCCTGACGGCGCGGTCGATGGCAAGGGGCGGTCGGATGTCGAGATGGAGAGGATCCGTCGTAAGGTAGCCTCCAATATTCAACATCGCGCGCAGATCGCTGCGGGCAGCGTGTCGGCTAGTTGGGTCGTGTGGGCAAATGAGACGTTGGCGCCGCCGACGATACCTTGGCAAGACAAGTTCGCGGCGCTGGTCGGAAGCGCGTGCAACATCGTCGCCGGGAACGTCGATCATCGGTACGATCGGCCGTCCCGTCGGCAATGGGGAATCGGGTTCGGCGAAGGGTTCCCGATTTTTCCACGCATGGTCTCGCCGATTCCGCGGATCACCGTGGCGATCGACACGAGCGGTTCGATGTTTACCGGAGGCGCGCTACAGGCCGCGGTGAGCGAAGTCCAGGGGATCCTCGACACGTTGGGCGCGCCAGTGAAGTTGATCGCGTGTGATTGCGTCGTGCACACGCAGGTCGAGATCGAGACAATCAAGGACGTCGTCGCGGCGCTGTCGGGTGGCGGCGGCACGAGCTTCGTGCCTGTGTTCGACGCGATCGCTGCCTCCAACGATCCGCCGGATATTCTCGTGTTCGTCACCGACGGGTGCGGGGCCGCTCCGGTGCATGCGCCGGATTACCCCGTGATATGGGTCGAGGTGGGTACGCATGCGCAACTGCCCATGACGGAGGCCGGGCATCCGATCTCGTGGGGGGAGCACGTCACCGTGCCCCCGCAAAAAATCTAAACCCGGGGCTTTACATTTTCTATAAACTAGTGTAAGATCCTCGAAACGCCCTCGCGGGCACCAAACGAAAAAGAAAGCAAAACACATGAAACGGAAACCTCCTCCTCACGTCGGACGATCTTCTGCCCCCACGAACGGTCAGCCGTCTCCGCAATCTTCCGGCCTTTCTCGCCGAGAGGGCGAAACCGATGAGGCCTTCGCCACGCGTTCGGCAAAGTACGACGAACGCCTCAAGGCCAGCAGGGCGCTGCGCGCCCTGCCCATCGGCAAGCGCAAGGCCATCGAGCTGCGCAAGCGGGCGGAGGCGCTCGCCGCCGCCGCCGCCGAGGTGAAGACGTGGCCCCCGTGCCCTGACATCGCCGTGCAATCTCTGGCGGCCGCCATCGACGCCGCCATCGCTACCGTGCATGGCGTGGCCGATCGCCTCGCAGAGTTGCCCGACGATTACGGCCGTGGAATCTCGCACAAGACGGGCGAGTTGACGGCCGGCACGAGCGTCCGTATTCGCGAGGAGCGCCGGTCCACGTACGCCGGCATCGCCGGGATGCTCTCCACGCTGGAGGTGATCCAGCACATGAGACCGCTCGTGCTCGTCAAGACGATCACGGGCGCGCAGATGGCCATCCCTCGCGCGCATCTGGAGATCGGCGGCGTCTAGAGGAGCTGAACCCGCCGCCGGACCGGGGTAGGTCGACGTCGTCGACCTACCCCGGTTCCCCCCGCCCGCGGACACCGCACCGTCTGGAAACAAACCATGAAAAACGGGATCGTAGCTTTTCGTGATGGAGAGGTCTCCCAGATCGCCGCTGAAGCGCTCGGCTCGGTCGTGCTCTGGGACCTGTCTCGGGAAATAGATGTGCACGTGACTAAGGCGAGGTGGGCCGCCGCGGCGTTGCCCCCCGCGTGGGCGATCGACCCGATAACGCCTTCGGTCGCGCTGTCTCGCGCCGTCGGCGAGCTGCGCGAACGGCATCGATTCGTGAGATCGATCCCGCACGGGTGGGCGATCGTCGCGGAGGAGGCCAGAGGAGACAACCTTCACTTCGACGTCGAGTTGCGCGTCATCGTCGATCGGTTCGGCGCGCTCCAGTTCGATCCCCCCGATCATCGGGAGGCGGAGCAAGTTCGCGCTAGCTCCCGGCAGCACGCAGATCGGGTCGGCGCGACGGACATCGGACGGTGGCTCTGCCGGCTCGCCGCGCACTGCGACGCCGTGCCCATGCGATCGAACGGTGGCTGCTATTTCATCCCGGCGCATTCGCTCGATCTTTGGCGCCGGATTTGCGCCGTCATCCACGAAGTTTCAGATTGCGTGATCCACGACATCCCGGCGATGCACTGCGACAGCGCCATCGATGCCGTGCTGAATCACCTTTCCGCCGAGGCCGCCCAGGCGGCGACTGCTGTGCTAGCGGAGATCTCTGCGAACAACCTCGGCCCGCGCGCGCTTGCCTCGCGTCAACGCGAAACGTTGAAGTTGGCGGCCAAGGTCGAACGCTATGAAGCGTTGCTTGGCGTTTCGCTCCAAGGTGTCAGGGACAACCTGGAGCGGCTGAACGCCGCGATCACCGCCGCGGCTTTCGCCGCCGCCGCGGCGGCCGAGGATACCGAGCGATGATCGCGTGCTGCGTAGACATGTGCTTGCTCGACGCGCTGCCGACGATCGTCATAGCGATCGTCGCTGCATGGAAACGACGATGATCCACGGGACCTCCGTATCGGAATGCGATGCCGTCGTGAGGAGGATCGCGGCGCGTTACAAGCGGCGCTGTTGGTGGGCGCCGATCGACGATTTGCGCCAGATCGGGTGGGTAGCGATCTTGGAATGCGCGCGCAGTTATGATCCGCGCGTCGGCGTGCCCTTTCTCGGGTACGCTTCGCGGGCCGCGGTGCTGAAAATGCACGAAGCGCTCTGGAAAGCCTCCGCGCCTTGCTCGGCGGGGAGGGGGCGCGGCTCGCTCGATAAGCTTGCGGGCAAGGTCCGTGCCCCGATCGAGGCCATCGACCACGACACGTCGGCGGTGCCCGACCCGACCGATGCCATGGCCCAGCTCGAATGGACGGATAGATTCGAGCGCGCCGAGGAATCGGCCACGCATGACATGGAACATCGATTCCGTGCGATGTCGGCCTGCGTGCTGTTCGATGAGGTTCCGCCGCGCATGGTCGCAAAGGCGTTCCAGTGCAAAGCGGATGACGTATATTTTGCGGTGGCGTGCGCACGCGCGAGGTACCGCGGCAGCGCCGCGCTGTTCGACCTCATGAAGGAGCTGCCACGATGACCACACCCCACGATGCCAAGTTGATGACGATCGCACCAGACACGATCGCGACGTTGCCCGGCAACCCGAACGAGATGACGCCAGACGAGTTTGCGTCTCTCTGCGGGTCCATCGAGAGGCTCGGGTTCATACAAACGCCAACTGTGCGACAGGTTTCCCAGGCAGATCGTGATGCGTGGCCGAGCGACATCCAGGCGCATCACATGTTCATCGTCGAGGACGGGGAACATCGTGTGAAGGCGGCGGTTCACCTCGCTTTACGCACCATTCCGGTGATTTGCGTAGACCACGACGTCAACGAAGCCATGGTCACTCAAATCGCCATGAACCGCCTGCGCGGCCACCTGGATATGACGCGTACGGGACGCGTCCTTGACGAACTTGTCGAAGCTGGGTGGGCGAGTGCCGACTTGGCTGTCACGGGTTTTTCGGAGGTCGAGATCGCTACTTTGTTGGACGCGACGCGCGAGCAGGTCCTATCCGACCTGCTCGACGACTCGATCGCGCCACCGACGGACGAGCGCCCGAAGACGTTCGCCATCACGATCAACTGCGGATCGGATGTTCTGCGCGCGCGGATTCGAGCTGCGTTGCTGGAACGCGCCGGAGCATCCGGCACGATCCTCGATGGATTGCTCGCAGTGCTCAACATCACGTAATAGCCGAGTTTTTGAAAGGAACAGATGACGAAGTTCAAACGCAAAAAGGGGGCTACGCCCCCTCGACGTCGGATCGCGGTCCAAGCAGAGATCATGCGCAAAGCAGGGTGGGTGTCCCCGCGCGAAGCGGCGCGCATGGTTGGCGTAGCTACTGTGACGATTTACTATTGGATGAACACGAGGCGGATCGACGAACGGCGCGTCGCGGGGCGGCGTTACGTGAGCATCGCAACGTTGATGTCATACGCGAGCGCAAAGGAGGCGCTCACCAATGGCTGACCCCGACACCCGCGAATCGATCCGCCGTTACTGTTGGCGCGTCGGCGCCGCCTTGGTGTATCCCGGAGACGTGTGCCCGGAATGCGGCAACTCTGATCACCGGCGGGTCGCGGAAGGTATGTGCGGCAATTTCGTGCTCGAGGGGCATGGACGGTCGTGCGCGCTGGCTCCAGAACACGACGGGCCGTGCAGGGGATGGACGTATGGAGTATAAGAAGGGGCCTGACTGGACCGCCGCCGAGGCCGAGGTGCTCACGGCCGTATTGCTCGCGCGGACGG